ACAGGTAGCTTTGATCTATCAAATAATTTTACTATCAATACAATTAAATTTATTGTTGATAACTCTGGTAACATTAAAGCAGCAGGTAACTTGGACATATCAAAGAATTTCACTGTTAATACTGATCAGTTCATTGTTGATAATTATGGTAATATGAAATCAATGGGTAACTTTGATCTATCTAATAATCTTAGAATTAATACGAATAAGTTTACTGTTGATAATAATGGTAATACTACTTTGATGGGTAATTTAGACATATCGCAAAATTTTACAATTAATAATAATATTGTTACAATTAATGCAAATACAGGGAACACAACAATAGCAGGTAAGTTAGATATCTCTAAAAATATAATAGTAAATACGAACAAATGTGTTATAGATGCAAATACAGGAACAATTACAACAATAGGCGGATTAAATACAATAGATGATATAATAGTAAATACAAATAAATTTTCTGTCACAGCATTAACTGGGAATACAAATATTGGAGGTAATTTAAATGTTTTACAAAGCTTAAAAATAAATACAAATAGATTTATGGTTTCAAATACAGGGAAAACTGATATAAGTGGTAATTTAACAGTTAATAATACATTATTTGTAGACGTTGCAAATAATAAAATAGGAATTAATACATATTATCCTAAATATGATTTAGATGTATCTGGTAATGTAAATTTATTAAATATTAAGGCGTCAAAAATTGGAACAAATGGTAATATTAAAAATCCAGAATATATTATATTGTCAAATTATTTAGTTGACAATAATGATGACGGAGAAATAACATTAACACATTATAATTATTCCAATCAAAATACAGTTTTAGAATATGATATTACACCGTATCATATCCCTGATGTGATACAGCTGGAATTTAATATGATAATAGAAAATAATAATTATGGTAATGGTTTTTGGATATCCTTTTATAACGAATTGTCTTATAAAACAACCACAAATTATAAATACGACCAAAATTTAAATGGTCATGTACTATTTTTCAGTATATACGATGCATTGTTATATTTAAATAATAATCCTATAGAATCGTTACCGTCATTAGGATCAACCAACAATGTATCATTGACTATTATTAACAATAAAACTAATATTAATTTAATATTATATGTAAATAATATTTTAATAACAAATTATGTAATTAATAGTATTCCATTATATTCTAATTATTTAGTGATAGGTGGTTCTAATAGAACAGGTATCGCAGCAATAACACAAAAAGTCAAGAATGTTAAAATTTATATACAGAATTATATACCAAATAAAGAATTAGAAATACTTGGTGATGGTTTAATAAGTGGTGATTTAAATGTTGATGGTAAAATATATACAAAATCAGATATAAGTGTAAATAATATTTATTCTCATAAAATAGGAACCAATGGGTATTTAATTAATATGCCTGATATATACGATACTAGTTTTAAATACAATATTTACAACGTAAATAATGGTTACAGTTATATTAATGATACAATAAGTTTAACCAATGAAGCTATATCTTTATGTAAATCTGTAATACAATTTGACGTGACTGATATACTAACTGATTTTATTTTTAGTTTTAATATATTATTAAATAAAACAAATAATGTAAATAATGTTGGTATGGGATTCTGGGTATCTTTATACAATATTTCGTCATATAATAATAATAATATAAGTTATAATAGTAGTTTAGGTGGTGCAGCTTTATTTTTTAACATATATAGTAATATAATTGAGTTATATATTAATGGAAGTTTAATTACAAGTCAAAATACGCATAATTTAAAAACATTAATTACAAACACGGACCATTTAGTTCAAATAATAATATATAAAAACAAATATATCCAAGTGTTAGTAGATAATATACAATATTTTGGTTATGAGACTATATTAACATATGGGCGATATTTTGGAATAGGTGCTATGAATGGCGCAGTTAATATTACATTGACGCAAAGTTTTAAAAATATTAAACTTTTTAATAAAAATATATTATCATTAGATAATAGTTTATCTATATATGGGAATACGTTGCTACATGGTACAGTTAACGTAGAAGGATTATTAAATACAAATAGTAATATGAATGTAAATAATTTATTTTATGTAGACACATCAAATAATAATATCGGTATTGGTACTACATCCCCAATACAAAAATTACATGTTTTAGGAGATATATTAATAGATGGTAATATAGTAACAACTGGGTCATTGGCATCCGAATCTCAAAGTATTGAAAAATTAATAATTACAAATAATACAATAGGACCTGCTATTTCAATAAATCAGATATATAATGGAGGAAGTATTGTTAATATAGAAGATAATAATACATCAGTTTTTAAAATTTTAAATGGAGGTTTTGTTGGGATTGGAACATCTCAACCAATATCAACTTTACATATTGTTGGTACATATACCGACATATCAAGTAACTTAAGAATAGGTAATGATTTATATGTAAAAGAAAATATTTTATTATCAGGTGATTTAAATATTAACACAAACAAATTTAATGTTGATTCGTTTGGTAATGTGTATATCGATGGTAATTTATCAACATTAAATAATTCATTGTATGTCGATAGATTTACAAATAATGTTGGTATTGGGACATCAAATCCAAATAGTAAATTACATGTATTAGGAAATATGAGAATAGAAGGTGATTTGCTAGTTAACGGGTCACAAGTTATTATTAATACACAAACACAAACTTCAGAACAATTAATATTAACTAATAATGGGACTGGACCTGCTATTATAATTAATCAATTAGGAGACGAACCTATTATTGATTTTAAAGACGATAATGTTTCTGTATTTTTTATACAGAATGGCGGGTATGTTGGTATTTGTAATACAAATCCAATAGAAAAATTAGATATTTCAGGTAATGTATTAGTGCGTAAAAAATTATTTGTGGGTAATAGTAGTATAAATAACTCTGATGATACAATAACATTATACGATGTTAGCAATACAAGTATTCGATTAGTTAGTAATGTGAACAACAGTACAATTAAATTTGAAGACATTAATAATAATTCATGTAATATTAATATGAATAATAATGGATTAAATTTGTATTCTTATAATAATTTGAACTTTTATACAAACTCTGTACAAAAAATATTAGTATCATCGGATATATACCTAACTCCTACAAGTAAATTAGATGTATCTGGTAATGTAAATGTACAAAATAATTTGCTAATGAATAATAATCAAACCCTTGATAAAAATAATAATTTAACAGTAAATTCTGCCTTAATATCAAGCGGTAATTTGATTGTTGAAAATACAGGGAATATTAATTTATCAAATGGAAGTCTATATGTTACTGGAAGTGATAAATTTGTTGGTATAAACAAAACACCTAACTATACATTAGATATTTCGGGAAATATCAATTTCAATAATAATTTATATCAAAATGGTTCAAAATACATTGACGCGTCACCGTGGACGTTATATGATAGTGGTGGTAACATATGTACTAACAATAATGTAAACAATGGTAAATTAACATATAATAATGGGAATGTTGGTATTGGTTTGACATCTCCAACTGAGAAATTACATATCAAAAACAATTCTATATTAATTGAAGATAATGCTACAAATATGTTTTTGAAATTAGGAATCATTAGTAATTCAACGTGTATCATGTCTGGTATATCAAATACCGACAATTCTGCCGCTCCGTTGTTATTCACAACAATAAACAACAAGACTGAATGGATGAGGATAGATGCAAATGGACGTGTTGGAATTGGTGTAACAGAACCATCCGCATATTTAAGTATTAAAAGTATCACAAGTTATGATTTATTAAATATTAATAATTATATTTATGTAAGCAATAGTAATAAACTAGGTATAGGTACATCAAGCCCATCAGGATGGTTAGATATCAGTAATAATACGTTTGATACAAGTTTAAAAATTAAAAATACAATTGGACCATTGTTAGATATACAAAACCAAAATGGGAATGTGGCGTATATTACTAACTTAGGTAAAGTTGGTATAGGTATAACCACACCTGGAGGTAAATTAGATATATCAGACAATAGCGATACTTATGGGTTAAAAGTAACTCAGAAAGGGACGGGGGATATATTATGGTTATTAAACGATACCAGTACTAATATGATTGTTAAGAAATCTGGTAATGTTGGTATTGGTACGACAAACCCAGATGCCAACATACATATTAATTATGTTGGTGGAAAAAAATTACAATTCACAAATGATAGTACTACAAATCAACATATTGTATTATGGGAAGATACTGGTTATACTGGTTTTGGAGCTGATAGTAATAGCTTAAAATATTTTGTAAGAAATAATGTTAATTCGCATGTGTTTTATTCAGGATCTTCTGAATTAATAAGAATACATGGAAATGGCAATGTAGGTATCGGAATTTCAAATCCCCAATATAAATTAGATATATCCGCAAATGACAAAGTGTTATTGAATTTATATCAAGGAGGAAGTAATCATATTTTAACTGGTAATAATTTTACAATTAATAACAATGGTAAATTAGGTTTAAATGTTGTACCTAATGCCAGGCTAGATATTTCAGAAAATAATACTAACACAGCATTAAAAATTACTCAAAACGGATCAGGTAATATATTAGATTTAAATAATATTATAACTGTTAATAATAACGGTAACATTGGTATCAACAAAACATTACCGTCGTATCATTTAGATATAAGTTGTAATAATAATGTTGGTTTGAATATAGTTCAAAATTCAAATAATGATATATTAAGATTAATTTCAACTACATCAAATTTAACAGTCAATAAAAGTTGTTTTGTTGGAATAGGCGTGTCAAATCCTTTAACAACGTTAAGCATAACCGCGGATTCATATAGTTCTAAAATTACTCTGTATGATAATAATGATACCAATAAACATATGGGTTTTGGTGTAACAAGCAATCAATTAAATTATCATTCAATTAAAGACCATGTATTTTATTATGGCGGGAAAAACGCTGATGGTGTCGAATACATGCGTTTGGATGCGAGTGGTAATTTAGGAATAGGTGTATCTACCCCTACTGCTAAATTAGATATTAGTAATAATATAAATCAAAATGTATTAAAATTAAATAATAATCAAGTGATTGTTGATAATGACGGGAAAATAGGTATTGGGAAACAACCATCATACACATTAGATGTTAGTGGTAATATATTTACGAATGCTAAATTAGGTATAAATGTTGATCCAACATATCAAATTGATGTAGTCGGAGATATTAATGTATCAGGGGGGTACAGAATAAATGGTAATCAGATGGTCGATGCTATCCCTGTAGGAACCGTTATTCCATACACAAATGAAACATTACCTTCTGGTTGGTTGAAATGCGATGGCTCTGAATTATTGCGTTCTGGTTACCCAGACCTATTTGCAGTTTTAGGCACCAAGTATGGAGGTAGCGCTACAACATTTAAACTTCCAGATATGAGAAGTCGAACAATTGTAGGTTCGGGACAAAATAGATCTATTGGAGAAACTGGTGGTAGTGAAACTCATACTTTGACTGTTGACGAAATTCCTGCACACAGTCACAGAGTATTCAACAGTCAAAGTACGTCTGCATTAGAGTATTCAGCAACTAATAAAAAAGATATTATGATTGGTGATAGAGGTGGTCAATATGAACAAATGAACGCAGATAATACAAATTATATTGAATCTACAGGTGGAACACAACCTCATAGTATTATGCCTCCTTTCATAGTATGTAATTATATTATTAAAGCAATACCTATTATAACAATGTTTGGTACACCATTCAATCATTGGACAAGAACGAATAATAATATAACATATACAAGTGGTAATGTTGGTATAGGTATAACTAATCCCATTGCAACTTTACATGTTCAAGGTACGATTACTGCATCAGGAACTAAAAATTTCACAATTGATCATCCGGTGAAGATGAATCATAAATTAATACACGCTAGTATAGAAGGTCCTAGGGCTGATTTGATTTATCGCGGCAAAACAACATTATTTTATGGCAAAGCTGAGGTCAATGTTTGTAAAGAATGCAATATTACAGGAGGAATCACAGAAGGAACATTAAGTATGTTGGGTAAAAATCCAGATATATTTTTACAGAATAATGAAAATTTTGATCGTGTTATTGGTCGATTAGAAGGCGAGTATTTATATATCACTTGTGAAAATAGATTAAGTTTTGTAACCATTTCATGGATGATTGTTATAGAAAGAAATGATATTGATTCTTTAATTTGTGAAATAGAATAATTTATTTTCTAAATTAATAATATATATTAATGGATATAGATTTTTATAACAAATATATAAAATACAAAACTAAATACAATGAATTAAAAAATCAGTTTGGTGGTGCAATTACACAATTAGATATTTTTCAAAAAAAACAAACTCAATATACAGCTTCATATGTTTATACAAGGGATTCAAATGGTGTATTTTATTTTGGATTAGCTCGTAAAGTTCCTTTAGGTACAAGAAAAAGATTATTTGGAAAAAACACAGGTGCTGCAGGAACAAATATTGAATATTGTGGTAAATGGGGAAGTTTTGGTGGTTCTAATAAAAAAAATGTTACTCCATTACAAGCTGCAATAGACGAAATAAACGAAGAAGCAAATTTAAATAATTTATTTCATTCTAGAAATGTTAATGTAACATAGTTAAAAAATAATACAATTGATCCGCAAAAATTAAATTTAATGTTAGCAACAGATTATAATAATGTTGGAGTTTTTTTATTCTATTTACCAGATCATAAATTATTTTTTACTATGTTTCCAAAATTATTAGATGGAGGATTCAGAGGTCCTCAAATAGTTGAATCAAGTTCAGGAGAAATAGATGCTGTTTGTTCATTAAATTATGAAGAAATATATCTATTTCAACAACAAGATAAATCAATGTTTTTACATTATTTTTGTGATACATTTAATGAAATAATAAAACTTAATTTGTATGATAAATCCGATGAATTTAAGACAAAATGGCAAAATACAGATTTAATTGTATGTAACAATCATAAACCAAGAACACCATGGGAACTACCAGTTCAAAAAGATGAATATTTTGAATATAAAGAATACAAATATATATAAATATTGTATTTAATAAATATATATAAATATTGTATTTAATAAATATATATAAATATTGTATTTAATTAAAAATAATTATATATAATTAAATTTATTATATATAATTAATTTATAATATTATGTCGTGGTCATTAGCTCATACTTTTGATATAATTGACGATTTACCAAAATATATAATTAAACAAAAAGGAGAATATTATGATTTATTAATGTCCTTGTATAATTGTGAAAATATAGAAACAAAATCAATCACTCAAAAAAATATTATAGATGTTTTAAATGATATATTTCATGATAAAAATTATTATAAAAAAATAGATTTACAAGTATATCAATTAAATAAACAAATATTTGATTATCCTAAACAAATAACAACAACCATAGATGATATTAATAGTAACGTGTTGTTTTATTATAATTTTACTTCTGAAAAAATATCATTAATTAAACTTATTGAATATTGTAAAAGTATTAAAACTCATAAATTAGTAGGTATATCAGGATTTAATCATGACCAAAAACCAATATTCATTAAAAATAGAAACAATATATTTTTAGTTTATGAATCACTACACAAATGTAAAATATTAACAAACGACATTGAAATATATCCAAATATGATTTATTTTAAATACAAAGAAACATGTTCTCATTCACATAAAGAATCATACAAGAAGAGAGAAACGTTCATTCCTGTATTAATAGATAATGGTAATATAAATGATCAGCTAACAAATATATCAATACCATTATTTTATGATATAATAACTAAAATTTACAAAGTTCAATATTTTGATTACCAATTTCAAAATGATATTAAAACTTTTGTTAATAATTTTATTGTTATGTGTAATAAATATATTACAACACAGCAAGTTTATCACCCTAAACAGTATTACTTAAATAGAACTAAAAAGAAAAAAGAAAAAAAATAAAAAAAAAATATTTTATTTGTTTATTATATATGTTTTGTAATAAACAAGATATATGCAATTATTATATGTATCTTTGTGGTAACAAAGAGGATGTAAAAACCTATGAAGAACAATTATTAGATAAATGTTTTGATAAAAATTATGAAACATTAAATTTAGATACTATACAAACATATAGTCCTCCATTTGTATATACAAAATTTATATCATAAAATTTACAAAGTTAAATATTTTTACTTCTAATTTCAGAATGTGATAAAAACTAAAAATTGATTTATAATATAAAAACATATTTATAAGTAAAATTATAAATATGTTTATTCAAGGTGATAAACAAAACGAGTGGTTACCTGTATTAGACTGGCAAAGTAAATTAATGAGTATTCGACCTAATTTTTATTTTACAGATATTCAAACCGATAGAATCTATAGCGATAGAGGTCAAACTATTGTTAAATATAATAGTTTTACTTATGTTTTATATTATAAATATGGTGATCATCAAGGATATGATATTCCTATATTACTAAACCTAAACACTGGTAAAAGTAGGCGTATTCATGGTTCAAATGATATAAAACATAATGGTGCAATAATTGATCATAAAATAGCAAAGCTAATATCTGAAAAATTTGAGATTCCAAATCTCATTGTTTAACTTAAAAAAATTGAATATTTTTTATTATGTGATTATTATTAAAAAATAGAACAATGAAAATGACCATTGCGACCAACGCGACCAACGCGACCAACAAGAACATGATCGACCAGATCAAGCAAAGGAAAATATCTATTCTTAATAATGGAATTTCTAACATAGAAAAGTCTAACGAGAGACATATGCAAAAATACAATCAAGAAGACGACATTGGACACATGTTGATATGTGCATTTAAAGCACATATCAAGAAGATAGAATATGAAGAGATTGAACAGCATCAGCTTGAGAGTGATATTGAGAGTGATCTTTATACATTTGTAATGAAGTATTTGAACAATATTAATATCGACCAGTTTAAAAACATGTTAGATCCTAATTGTCCTGCATGTTGCTCAGAAGGCTGTCTACGTATAATATTAAGATGGTATTTAACTGATACTAAATAATGTTTAGAATCAGTTTGACATAATAAGTCTGAGAACCATAAACAAAATAATATACCAAATGGTTTTAATTATTATAATTTTTTATAATTTGAAATATTTCACCTAATAATTCATTTTTATTTCCTTGAAAGTATTCTTTTCCATACTCTGTCATTTTTTTGATATTAGTATGATTTGAAAAACATTTAATTATTTTATTTTTGCATTCAATTGAATCATTGACCTTAAAACATCCAATTATTTCAGTTCCTTTCCTGTATTTTTTAAACCTATCCTCTGGATTATTTTTAGCTGTTCGGCCAATTTTATATATATCTTCGTTTAATCTAACAAAGTCGCATTCTCTAATAATATAAACATATCCATGAACCATTATTGTATATCTTATATTATACAATAATGATATTTTTTTAAATATTTTTATAAAATTTGGATACTTTTATAAAATCAAAAAAACTTAATAAGCCAGACCAATTTTTTTTTATAATCGGCTCTCTCTCTCTGTGAACATTTTTTTTTTAATAAATATTATATATTGTATTTTTTTATTTTGTAATTATATAAACATTATAACTTACATTATTATAAATTTTGCCATAAAAATAGTATAAAAAATGCAATTTTATGGTATTTTTTCTGGCATTTTGCCAATTGTTTAAAAAATATTTAAAAAAATATCATTATTGTATAATATAAGATATATAATATGGTTTTATATAAATGCGATAAATGTTTTAAAGAGTTTTCAAAAAAATATAATTATGAAATACATATAAATCGTAAATTTCCATGCAATAATAATATTGATAAAGATTTTATAATTACACAATTACAAAATGAAAATATAGAACTAAAAAACGAAAACATGGAATTAAAAGAAGATATAGAAATATTAAAAGAAGAAATAAATAGATTAAAACTTGAAAAAGAACACGAAGCAAAAGAAATATACAAGGATGTTTTAGAAAAATATATATCAACAAATAAAACAACTAATAAAACAAGTAATAAAAAAGTAACAAATAATACAAATAATACAAATAATACAAATAACACAATAAATAATTTTTATAATCTAGTACCATTTGGGATGGAAAACATAGATGATTTGACACCAGAAGAAAAGAAAACTATATTAAATTCAGGTATGTTTTGTTCTGTTATGTGTGCTAAAAAATTAAATTGCAATCCAAGACTACCCCAATATCAAAATATCACATTTACTAATCTAAGAAGCAATGATGCAAAAATATTTGATAAGGATAAAACATGGAAAACAATAGATAAAGAAGATTTATTTGAAACTGTAATACCAAGAAGGATTGATGATGTTAATTTATTAATTGAAAATGAAGAGATAAAAATATCTCCTTATATGGAAAATCTTATGAAAAAAGGAATAGATGAAGATGAAGTGGTTAAAGATGAAGAAATAAAGAAACGTTTCCATAGAACAGTTTATGACTTTCATAAAAATAAAAATAAAAATAAAAACAATAATATTTCAATAAAAAAATAAATTTAAAAAATATAGATATTATTTCTTTTAATAATATAAAATGAATAATGATATTATTAAATTAGAACACTTTTTACCAAAAAATATATTTGAAGAAATAAGAAATAAAGCAATAAAAGCAAAATTAAAACTATCTGCTTTAGGTGATAATAAATATTATGATAATTATGATACAATAACAACAAAAAATATATTTAATGAAATATATACATCAAAAAATAAATTTAAATATATATTTTTTCGTACGGAATTTCAAGATGAATTGACAAAAAATGTGTTATCATATTTTCAAAAAGAAGATATAATAAATTATATTAATAAATTAACAAATTATAATGTCTCGGAAATAACAACCGGTTTTATTTCATGTTATACAAAATATTGTTTTTTATCAGAACATTATGATGGATGTAAAGGAAAAATAGCATTAATATATTATCTAAATGACGTGAAAGAAGAGGATGGAGGTTCTCTTGTAATAAACAATGATTTTTTTATTAGTCCTAAACAAAATACGTTAGTAATAATGGAAACAAATATATTACATAAAGTCGAACAACTAAAAGAAGGTGAAAGATGGACTGTAATATTTTGGATGAAATAATATTCACATTTAATATGTTTTTACATCTACTATAATAACTTAATTGTAAATGCTAAAAATAATATTGAATTTAGAGAATATACTATTTTTAATATTTGATTATCAATATTATTTTTTGAAAAATATATAGTAAGCGAACATGTAATTAATAAATTAATAATATAAAAAAACTTATAAATATTTTTAAAAATATTAGAATGAGTATTATCAACTATGTAATTATAAAAAACAATTAGTATTATAGAAAAAAACATATTAACTATTGCAAAAATTTTTATTTCATTTGTGATATCAGAATTAGAATCAGGTTTAAATAATTCATAATGTTTATCCTATTCCTGGACATATAGACATAAATAGGATAAACATTATGGTTTCAAATAATTTATAATTATTTATAGTTGTGTGTTCTGAAGCTTCTCCTTTTGTTTCTCCTTTTGTTTCTCCTTTTGTTTCTCCTTTTGTTTCTCCTATTGCTTCAGGCATTATATATATATATATATATATAATTTTATAATTCTACATAATTTATATTTGTAATAAATGGTTTTAAATAACCCATAGCTTTATGATATCGCTTCTCTCCTAAAATACCAGCTCCATCGTCTTTAATAAATTTATATTGAATTTTTGCAGATAAAGCAATGTTAAATTTACTTATTTCTTTCCATATTTGTAATTTCTTATATTTATCATAATTATTATTAATATTTGTTTTTTTTAAATATTTAATTGTTGTATCATAATTACAAGTAATAAATTTACGATGAGCTAGTTTTTCTAAATAAAAATTCATATCATATAGTTTTTGAATAATGACTTTTTTATCTTTAATATCAAAAAAATAGTTATAATAATCCATAATTATTTTATATTCCATTAAACATTCCATACTGGTGTCATACCCAGGGATATAATTGATATACTTATATTCCTTGCATATTTTATCATCTGTGGAACAATAAAAATAGGGTCGGATGTAACTATTAAAATACACTAATCGATTTTCAATATCCAAATAATCATACTCTGCGAATTCATATTTGCCGTTTTTTTGTTCAACAAATAATCTTAATTCTCCGCTATATGGCGGCGGGAATATCTGCAAATATATATCGCCTTTTAAGTATAACATGTTCTTCGTTGTTTTGAAATCAGGATTAGTGAATAATTTATCATTTAATTTAAATTGTAAATTAGATTTAGGGATTGATTCTAATTCTTCATATGGTAATCTAAATTTGTGAAGCATGAAAGGTGAGTTTAGTTCTGTCCCCCAGAAAGCTTGGTTTCTCATATCTTTAATAATATCCTCTTCTTTAGTTTCTACTCTGATATCCGAAATGAATAATATCTTTCTTCCCTGGCAGTTTTTACGGACATGATCTAATGTATCGTCTGTAAAAAACATATTATACACAAAGACGGATTTATCTTTTGTCGGGTGTTTCATAACTTCGTTTGAAAAAGGCGCCGGGTCGTATAATAGCCAAATTAAATCAGGGTATAGATTATATAATATGGGTAAATGATGTCCACCTGCTGAGCCTATATATACAACAGCAAATTCCTTTAAAGATTTAGTATTTAATGTTTTACAAATACGAGTGAAAAACTGTATTTCAGACAAAAGTAATTTTTTTTGTCCCCAGTGACATTTAGATTGGTGGTCTAAAGCATTTTCGTTGTATATGCTATTTGTTACCGGAATATCAGAAACAAACTCTGGAATTCTAGTTAATTTTGTCATTTCGATGGTTTTTAAATTATTTCGATGATATACTAGCCTTTTTGTTTTGTTTTGTTTTTGTAAAATATTCTTGACTCTTTCTAAATTTTCTTTATGTGTAATGACTACTTTCTTCCATATATGTTTCATATTATTTAGAAAGTCCTCTGATAATTTATAATCATAATTAATTTTACCATCCGATTTTAAAAAATTAATAAGAAATTCTTCATCTTTTTTTGATATTTTTTGTTTAAAGTTATTATATAGTAGTATTGTTTTGTAATCATTAATGTCATTATAATTGTATAGATACGAGTCATTTAAATTATGATTGTAAAAACAGTTAAATAGAATATTATAAAAGTATATTAGAGTATTGTTTTGAGTAGGTAATTTATTATAATTGACACAAAAATTATTATCATCTAAAAAGTTATTAATTAATAAAATAAGCAATGCTGTCGATAATTCATTACCATTGTATAATTTATTACTATCTGAATAATCTAATATGATAGAATTAAATTTTTCATTCTGTATTAGAGATGTTATAGTAATATACATGTCGTAATCAAATTTATATCCTATGTAATATATATCAATTAGGTTTTTATAATTTTCTTTTAATAAAATAAATTGTTCTAAATGATCTATATTTAGAACAAATAATTTAATTTTTTCAATGTGAGTCTTGTTAAGTAATAAACAGTATTCTACAATATTAACGTTAGAAGTAATAATTAATATTTGTTTTAAATTTATTTTAGAAAATAAAGACAAATTTTGATAAAAATGAATACTTTGGTTTATTTTGTTATTATAATAAAAAGTTTCTTTAGTTTTTAAATTATATGTATAGGGTTCAATATAATTGATAAATGGCAAAATATATTTAATTATATTAGGATGTATATTTTTTAATTCATTGTATTCATTTATTATAATTTGTAATGATTTTATTTCATCTAAATAAGACATTATTAAATATATAAAAAGTTTAGAAATTAATTTCATATTTAATAATAATGCATTATTGTTATATTTTATATAATGACAGTAATAATAAAACATATAATGGTTACACAATTAATCCGGTAAAACGTATAAGACAGCATAATGGGGAATTAAAAGGAGGTGCAAAATACACAACACAAATTAATGTAGATGTTGAATGGAAATATTTATTGATAATAGAATCGAACGATTTTGATAAACACAATGCATTGTGTTTTGAATGGATGTTAAAGTACCCAACGCGCAAAAAACCGAGACCAAAAGAATGTCAAGGGATACTTGGTCGTTTAAAATCACTACCTTTGGTATTGTCTTATCATAAATTTGAAAACATGCATTTTAATATTAAAATTAATTGTTTATACTTGAAAGAGATTGAAAATATATTAGAAAATTTTAAAAGTAGAGTTACAATAGAAATATTATTATAAAATATATATATATATATATATATATTATAATAATGAAAAAAATATTAATTTGCTTGTTAATAACAATAATAAGTTTGTTTGTAATATATTATTGTTATTATTATAATTATCATAACAAATTTATAATAAAAAAATATGGAAATAATAAATATTTTTTGTATGAAATAGATAATATTCTAACTAGTGATGAGTGTGACCAATTAATAAAATATTCTAAATATAAAAAATTATCAGATAGTACCATTTTTAATAATAATTATAATACTATTAATAATCATAGAAAAAGTAAAACTACATGGTTTAAATTAAATGAAAATTTAATTGAAACAAAATGTTCATCTATCGCAAAACAATTAACAAATAAGAATGATAATAATTTAGAGGATTTGCAAGTAGTTTATTATCCAGTAGGTGGATATTTCAAAACACATTACGATGTCACTAAAAATACAAATGTGAAGACAACTGTTACAAGTAGAGAATATACATTATTAATATATTTAAATGATGTAGAAGAAGGAGGTGAGACAGTATTTCCATATTTAAATTTAGAAATAAAACCTAAAAAAGGTAAAGGATTATTATTTAGGACATTAGATAAAAATGATAGAATAATAGTCGAATCATTACACGGTGGGAAACCAGTTATTAAAGGTGAAAAATGGATTTGTAATAAATGGATACATAATAAAATAATAAAATAATTATATATAACGAATTGTTATCCATTCTTTATCATCTAATGGACAATTATTTCTTGTTTTGCACCATTTATTAATACAACATTCATGAAATCCATGACCACAGCATCCTAAAACGCTTTTACATTCTTTCATGTCTGTTTGGCATATAATACATCTATCAAGTAAGTTATTTCTACAAATTGCACATTGATCGTTTTTAATATTAATACATTTAGTATTAAAATGTAATAAAATATTTTCAACTTTAAAAATATTAGTCGCCATGTTTATATATATATTTTGTATTTATTTATACAAATTATATATTTGAAAATTAGTTTTTCAATTTTTTTTTTGAAAAATTGAAAAAAAATTATATAAAATATAAAGAATTAGTTAATATTATTAATAATAAAAATGACAAATAATGTAATAAATAACTTGTGGGTAGAGAAATATAGACCAAAAAAAGTCATTGAGATTGTTCAACAAAATGAAATTAAATTATTACTTGAGCAAGCGATAATAAAAAAAAATTTAACACATATGTTGTTTTACGGTCCGCCAGGGACTGGAAAAACTTCAACTGCATTGGCATTAGCTAAACAATTATATTATTTACCAAAGAAAAAAGGAGAAGATAAATGGACGCATTATGAACGAAATGATAAACTTTTTAAAGAGCGCGTGATAGAATTAAATGCATCTGATGAAAGTGGTATTAAAGTAGTAAGGGATAAAATAAAGAATTTTGCTAATTCTGCAATTAATACAATTGAAGATAATAATATTCCATTGTTTAAAATAATTATATTAGATGAAGCGGATGCGATGACAAGCGATTCACAATTTGCCCTTCGAAGAATAATAGAGCTGTACACACATAGTACTCGATTCATATTAATATGTAATTATGTGACCAAAATTATAGAACCTTTAACATCGCGTTGTGCAAAATTTAGGTTTCAAACAATTTCCACGGTATCAATAAATGAGATTATAAATAATATTTCAATAAAAGAAAATATTATTGTTGATAAAAATGCAATAAATACATTATTTAAAATAACAAAAGGTGATTTACGTAAAGTTATAAATTTATTACAACGAGCATCATATATTAATAATAATATTGATTCTGATTTATTAATTGATATTTCGGGTCAAATATCTAATACACAAATTAATAATATTTGGAATATAGTTATTAATAAGCAAACAGATCATAATAAATTGTTTAAACTTGTGCGAGAAATTATAAATGAAGGGTACTCGTCTATCACATTATTAAATAATATATTTGAAAAAATCATTCAAGATCCTAATATATCAGACGTTAATAAAAGAAAAATTATATTAATTGCGAGCAAGATAGATTATGAATTACTTGATAATGCAAATGAAACAATACAACTATTATATTTGTTTAATGTAATAAGAAACCATTATTAGTTGTGATTTTTTTATGAATGTTTTGGTATTTTTGCGTTTAAAATACCAAAATTATATATTAAAATATAATTTTTTATACTGTAAACTATATATATTTATATGACAGAAAGTTTAAAATCATATACAATCAGACAATATCCTCCCAGTCAATTATTAGATAATGGAACATATTCAGATAATGATCTAACATATACAAGTAGTATAACAGATGGAACAGATATTAGTGGTACGCAATATGGTGGTGGATCTTATATTGTTAAATATTCAAGTTATAAAGAAAATAATAATAATTTAATTGCACGTTATAAATTTGATAAAAATGCTACAAATATGCTTTTAGATAGTACTGGAAATGAGAATAATTTAATAAATTATGGTTCTACTTTTGATAATACTAATTATAAAGTAGGGAATGGTAGCTCGTATTTTAATGGTAACTCGCAATATATTAGTATTCCATCGACAATTAATCCATATACAATATGGAACAATAACGGTATAACTTTTTCTTTATGGTCTAAATTATCAACGTCATCCGGTTTATCAGCAAGTTTATTATCATTTGGTGATAGTACAAATAAAGCTAATAATATTGAACCTATCGCAAAAGGAATTAAACAATATCCTGAAACACCTTCAACAAATGCCGATAGTTGGGCTGATAATGGTTATAATGTTGTATGTAAAACAAGTGATGCTATTTTAAGCCCACAAATATCTTGTTATCTATTCAATAATTCAATTGTAAGTCCTGACCATTACCATAGCGCACTATTATTTAGTGGTTTTTCTCCTTATAATTATACAGGTTCTACCTCTTTTAAAGGGGCTAATGGTCTTGTTATATACATTGATTTAGGAAGGTCAATAATTCTTCGTAATATGAGAATAGCACCCCGTGATAATGCTGCTTATCCTACTTTAAACTTTTTAGGTGCTATGCCTAACACATTTAAGATATATGCCTCAAATGATGGTGCATGTTGGACTAGTAACACTCATTCTTCTTGGACTGAAATACACTCTCAAACAACATCATTAACATATAATTATAATCAATTCACAAATTTTGGTAATTTTTCAACAAATACTACAGCTTATAGATATTTTGCTATGGTAGTATATAACTTAATAGGTAATTATACATATCTTACATTTTCAGAATGGGATATATTTGGAACATATGATATAACACCAATATCTAATATTTTACTTGATAGAGTTACAAAAAATACAGGAATGTCTGGATGGGTTCAAATAAAACATTTACCAGGAGGTCCTGAATTAGCTAATAATACAGGAAATAATGGTAGACCATGGTTTTCAGGGAACACATTCAATGGTAGCACTGTTAATAATTATACTATTGGAAATGCTAGTAATAATTTAGCTGAATGGTCTATACCATTTGATAGTGCTAATGTTCAATTTTACTTGTTTTATGAAAACACAAATGATTTTAATAGTGAATGGAATGATAGATGGGCTGTTATAAGAAAATCAGATATGGTTGAAGTTAATTATCCAAATTGGAAACCTTTATATAAAGCATTAAATTATCCAAATGGAAAGACAGAAGGACTTCAATATAATAGAATTAATAATATTGAAAATGCAGATCCTAATTTAAATATTAAACATTTAAAAATAGACGGAACTGTTAATGATATTGGACCTTATATAAAAGGTCCACATTGTTTGTATATTGAAAACTCCACAACACATTGGTGGGGAGCACCACCTGCAGAAGTTAATGTATTTGTAAAATATACTGCTGATACATCTTCGGATAGTTCTAATTATAAATATTTATCTTTTGTACACAGTGGCGAATCTGAAACTCAAACATCATATACTGTTAATTTTCCTGAAAATACAGAATGTGATATATTACTAGTTGGCGGTGGTGGAGGTGGTGGACAACAAAATGCTGGAGGTGGAGGTGCTGGAGGTTTAGTTTTAATTCAAAATTTTCAAGCAAATGGTAGTTATACTATTAACGTCGGAAAAGGTGGTAATGGTGGTAATGGCGCTATACATGTTGGTGGTAACGGAAGTGTTGGTAATAATACAACTTTTATAAAATCCGATAATTCTGTAATTATTACAGCAAACGGCGGAGGCGGTGGTGGTGGTGGAGGGGCATTTCAGCCTATAATTGCAACAAATGGCGGAAGCGGTGGTGGTGGAGGTTGGGCTTCTGCAAATGGAACACAAACGCAAAAATCACAATCTCAAATAGGAATAATATCACCAGCAATAATTAATCAATTTGGTGAAAATGGTGGTCATGGTGGAGGTGACGGTAATTCTTTTCCTGGTGGTGGTGGTGGTGGTGCAGGAGGTACTGGTGCTACATCTACAAGTAATACTACAGGTCAAAATGGCGGACTTGGTATTGACAGAGTAGGAACTTTTATTTTTAGTGAAAAGTTTTCATCGTCAATTGGTGATAACGGATGGTTTGCAGGTGGTGGAGGTAGTGGAGGTGATGGTACTAGTGATGGATACGGTAATGGAGGTTCAACTCTATATGGAGGTGGTGGGGGTAACGGCGATGGGATTGGAAGAGGAATTAATGGTATAAATGGTACTGGTGGCGGTGGCGGTAGTATTCGTGATCCTTCAGCAACTTTAGGTGGTAATGGTGGTTCTGGTATTGTATTAATCCGTTATAAATTGAAACAAACAGTTACATCAAATTCTTTAAATATTATAGAGCCTAATATTACAAGTGGAGGTACTATAACCCCAGTAACATTTGGTACTGATTATAAATATTTGACATTTACAAATAAAGGAGAAAATCAGACAGTATATACTGTTAATTTTCCTGAAAATGCAGAATGTGATATATTAATTGTTGGTGGTGGTGGTAGTGGAGGTGTAAGAGATAGTGGTGGAGGTGGTGGTGGAGGTGTAGTATTACGACGCAATTATACAATTTCATCTAATACTACAACAACAATATATGTAGGAAAAGGAGGAAATTATATTATACCTGGTCAAACTTCAAATAATGGATTTGATTCGTCTATAGTAATAGGTTCTACAACATTAACAGCAATTGGTGGAGGTGGTGGTGGTGGAAATACAGGAAGTCTGTATGGTGGTAGATCAGGTGGTTCCGGAGGTGGTGGTGGTTATGGTACGTCAGCAGGAACGGGTACACAACCTACATCTGCAAGTGGAGGATATGGTAACAATGGTTCAAATAGTCCAGGTGGTTATGTAGGTGGTGGAGGAGGTGGTGCAGGTTCAGCTGGTAAAACAGATGGAAATGAAAATATTGGAAGAACAGGTGGTGATGGTATAGATATGTCTGCGATATTTGGAACTATGGTAGGGGATAATGGTTGGTTTGCAGGTGGTGGAGGTAGCGGTGGATATACTAGTGGTTCTTATGGCAATGGAGGGGTAAATAGATTTGGCGGGGCATCAAAAGGAGAAACAGCAACAGCAACAGATGCTATGCCAAATACTGGAGGAGGAGGAGGTAGTGTTCAAAATGGATGGAATGTAGGAGATAGAAGTGGTGGTGGTGGTTCGGGTATTGTAATAATCCGTTATAAATTGTCAAAAATATTACCAACAAATATAAATATAAATAATTTAGTAGCATATTATAAGTTTAATGATAGTAATAGTTTGGGACTTGATAGTAATCCTTCAAGTACTAAATATAACTTAACACCTACTATTGTAGGAGGTACTGGTGGTTATAATACAACAACCGCTATTGAAGGTGCTTCATTTCAAGCAACGAATGACGGTGACCGTTTAGAAGGTGATTTCCCATTAAAATCTATATATGATAGCTCAACAACAGGAATAAGTATTTCTTGTTGGTATTATAAAAAATTAGCAACCTACGATAATATATATAATACACATCTATTTCATTTTCATAATCCATCAGACTCTAGTCAATGGATTAATATGTCTGTATCACATTATAATAATGTTTATATAGCTAATTTTAGCTTTTCATATATAAATGGCGAAACTTATTGTAGCGGTTGGGGTCCATCACAAGCATTTGATACTTGGTATCACGTAGTATTAATATTAAATAAATCAGGTAATATAAAAGTATATTTCAATGGTACTAATCTTAATTTAGTTCCAGGTACTACTGATGGAACTATTAGATGGTATAATAGTTCTACATATCCTTTACCTCAATGTCCGAATATAACTAAATTAAAAATTTTTACTAATGTTGGTTTAGGAGCATTCAATGGTAATATTGACGAATTTTATGTATTTAATAAAGAATTAACACAAGCAGAAGTAACATCTTTATATAATAAAACAATTAAATCAAATTCTTTAAATATTATAGAGCCTAGCATTACAAGTGGAGGAACTATAACACCTGTATCTGTTGGTATTGATTATAAATATTTGGAGTTTTCAAGTACACCTGATTTAATACATAATTTTACAGATTTTAATACAGAGGCAACTTGGAAGGCTAAAGCTAATTCTATTCCAGGTTTTACATATAATTTTGCGGTTTATTTTGCAGACGGGTATGCTGGTTTATGGTCTCCAGAAAACAATGTTGGATATATTGAATATCAATTACCAAGTTCATATAATAATTTAACTGTTAATTTTGGTAATATTTATTATCAGAGTGAGGTTAGATTATTAATAAATGGTGTTGTGAAAAAATCAGCAACCGGTAACCAAGGAAGCTTAATACATACACAATCATATAACGTAGGAGATATTTTAAGAATTGAAGAATTGTACGCTATTATGAATGCTGATTTAATTATTACATTAACAAAAACAACACCTAATTTGATCTATGATTTTAGTTCGTATAATAGCGAAGCAACTTGGAAAGCATATGCTGATACAATTCCCAATTTTACATATTCTCTTAATACTTTTTTAACACCATATGATAATGACGCTGTATGGACGGGTGATAGAGTTATAGGGTGGATTCAAATGACTTTACCAAGTACTCATAATTTTTTATCTATTACGTATGGATTAGGTGTTCAAGGAGTAGAAGAAGTTAGACTTTTAATAAATGGCGTTGAAAAATCAAGAGCGACACCAACTAATAGACTTGTAACATATTCTCAAGCATATAATGTTGGTGATGTTGTGAGAATAGAAGAAACATTTTCTACAATGTCTGCTAATATAATAATTACATTAACAAGTATAAATCAAACATCATATACCGTTAATTTCCCTGAAAATACACAATGTAGTGCTTTAATTATAGGAAATCCTAATTACACATATTTACAAAATTTATCATTATATGGAACATATAATATTGTTGTTGGAAATACATCAAGTATAACAAAAAGCGATAATTCTATTACTTATAATAATAGCGTAACAGCACAAACTGTTCCTTTTACTAATACAATTACAGATACTACTATTACATATAATTTAGTACCAAAAGTAATAATCCGATATAAATTGACAAAAACGATTACATCAAATTCTCAAGACGAGATAACTTCTGATAATTGGATTGCAATAAATAAAAACTCAACAAATAATGATATAAAATTTGAAATACAAAATTCTACAGGTACAGGTTCAAGTTATACTTTAACTGGATATTCATATAATAACGGATTAGTAACTGGTACTCATGAAGATGGAGCATCAACAACATATGTAAATTTATTGAATTTAGGAATACAATTAGGTTCTATACTTACAAATTGGAGTTTTAATACTAAAATTACAGGTAAATCAATTACACCACTTATTTTAGAAGATACAGGTAGTGCAAATTATGTAATAAGAGGAATTGGTACTTCAAGATATATTACTACCACTGGTCTAAATTCATATCCTTTCGAATTAGTTCAAGGTACAAATGTATTTAGTACCTCAAATTATAAATTTGGATGGAAAGATGGTACAACTACATCTACAAATTCAGGAGTTATTTCTTGGAGTACCAATAATGCAGTAGCTCAAACAACTTATGCATTAAGTGGTAATTCTAGTACTAATATAAGTTTAAATACTACATATAATTTTGGTAATCAATCTTTAGGTAATAGAACTTATTCATTCAAATTAGATTTTAATAGTACAACATCAATAATAGATAATACATGGCATCATATTATATGGTCTATATCTTCCACGGGTGTTTGGTCTATTTATATTGATAATCAATATATAAATCCTAATATAACTAGATCGTTATTTAATATAACATATGCAAGACAATATATTGGCAAAAGTTTATTTTCTTCAAATGGTTGGTTAATTGGAAATATAGATGATTTACGTATTTATAATAAAGTTCTTACTACAAATGAAATAGCTTCAATTTATAATAATCCAAGAAATGTTTATCCATTAATAATATTTAAAAATGATCCTGCATATTGGTCTAAAATTGATATATCATCATCACAGCCTAATTGGGCTGGTAATTACCAACTAGTTGCGCCATATTCCTATCTTGATAATTCTTATTTAGTAAATAACTTTACAGGCGATTATGTTACAATTAAACTGCCATACAAAATATACCTAACAAAATATGTTATATGTTCCACAATTAACAAATTACATAAAGCACCTCAAAATTTTAGCATATATGGTTCTATTGACGGTGTTATTTGGAATAAAATAGTTGAAAAACACTTGACATCGACATCTTATATTAATACTCAAATACCCAATTCTACAAATTCAACAGGATATTATACAGACGACGAAACAAATTCTACAGTTGCATATGATTATTATGGTATTGTTATTAATAAATTAATTGGACCTTTAGACGCGTCTGATAACAATTTATCATTTAGTTTATGGAATATTTATGGTACTAATGATCTGAAAGATAGAAGTTATTTTGAATTTGGTCTTGTTACAGACACTTCTAAAACATTTGGTTCATCGTTAAAGGATGGTTTAATCAAAGCAAATAATTCAAATATATTTATTAAATCTGGTAATACAAACACAGCTGCATTATCAATAGGAACAAATAATAGAGTAGGTGTTGGTAAAAATATCGCAAATGAAGCGTTTGATGTAAGTGGATCATTAATTGCAAATGAATATAGAATAAAAAATCAAAATTACCCTATTATAGATGCAAGCAGTAATATTACTGCATCTGGTAATACCGACATCTCAGGTAATTTAACATTAAATAATAATAAATTTGTGGTTAATGCTTCATCTGGCAATTTATCAGTAGCCGGGACTTTAGATATATCTAAAAATATAAATATTAATAACGGAAAAACTATTATTGATTCGAGTGGTAATATTAAATCCCAGGGTAATTTTGATTTATCTAGTAATATAAATATAAATAACTATGTTCTAGTTGATGCTTCCGGTTCGGTAATTATGAATAATACACTTGATATATCCAATAATGCCACATTAAGAAGTAATTTAGATATTAAAGGTAATATTAAAAGCAGTGCATTTACTACAAATTCGTCTATAAATAAAGTAAGCATACGTAATACTAGTGTGGACCCGTCATATAACTTTCATGTTTCAGGTAGTACTCGATTAGAAGGTAATTTAGATGTAGATGGTAATATTATTATTGTAGATACTGTTCAGCAGACATCAGAACAGTTTATTATAAATAATGATGGCAATACGGTTGCTTTAACTGTGAAACAAATAGGAGCGCAGCCAATTATTGATTTAAGAGACGACGATAAATCAGTATTTTATTTGGCAGACAATGGTCTTTTAGGGTTAGGAACGACGACGCCAAGTTGTACAGTGGATGTTTCAGGGAGTTGCTTTGTACAACAAACATTAGATGTTTCTGGTAATTTAAATATTGGAGGTAATACATATTTGTCTGAAAACATACAATTCAATGACATATTAGATGTATCTCGAAATGTAAATATTAATAATAAATTTTTTGTGGATCCAAGTGGTAATATTGATATTTGTGGTAATATGCTTATCTACGGGTATCTAATATCAAATGGTAATAATGCTAATAGTGGAGGTTTCCAACAAGACGGTAATGCAATAATAAATGGGGAGTTGCGAGTATTATATAATATAGACATATCGCAAAATCTAAGGGTATTAGATACATTTATAGTTGATGCAAGCGGTAATATTAAATCAAAAGGTCAGTTCAATTTGTCTAATAACTTGAGAAATGGTAGCAATTATAGTATAAATACCGTAGGTAATGTTTATTCTGCAGGAAATATAGATATATCTAAAAATTTCAATATTAATAATGGAGTATTCTCAGCGGACATATCAGGTAATATTATAGTGAATGGTTTTATTGATATATCTAAAAATTTGTATGTAAATGGGAATAAATTTACTATTGATCAAAATGGTAATATAACAGCAATGGGAACAATTGACATATCCAATAATCTTACAATCAATACTAACAAATTTATAGTAGATGCTAGTGGAAATATTAAATCTGTTGGTAATTTAGACATTTCAAATAACTTTATTATTAACAACGGTGCTTTTAAAATAGACAATAATGGGAATATAAGTTCTCAAAATAATTTTGATATTTCCGGTAATATGTCAATAAATGGACAAAAGATAACTGTGTCTAATACAGGTAATATAAAGTCAGCAGGAAAGTTAGATATTTCAAATAATTTTTCTATTAATAATGATAAATTTGCGGTTGATAGCAGCGGTAACACGATAGCTAAAGGTAATGTAGATATTTCAAATAATTTATCTATTGGTAATAATACTTTTAATGTTGATGCTAGTGGTAATATTCAATCGTCAGGAACTTTAGATGTCTCGCAAAATCTTAAAATAGGTTCTACATTGTTAACAGTTGATCACCAAAATAAAAGAGTAGGTATAAATACAACTACACCAGAATATAGTTTAGATATAAGTGGTCAGATAATGACAAATAAAGCAATAATGGGGTCTACTAATACAACTACTGATACATCTACTGATACAACAACTACTACTATAGATATATCGTCAGTCACTATAACTATGAATAATACACCAGTAACACCAACACAAATTAATTCAAATGAATATTATTATATTTTTGATTCTACAACATCAAATTATAATTTTACATGTACAAAAGATGTAAAATGTGATATTCTTATGATTGGAGGTGGAGGTTCTGGTGGAACAGATAGAGCAGGAGGTGGTGGAGCGGGCGCTTGTATAGTTTATAAGGATTATGTTATGAATGGAACATATAAAATCAAAGTTGGAGATAAAGGTTTAAAAGTAAATAGTGGAAATGGCAATAATGGATATGATAGTGAAATTAGTAACTTAACAGAATCAACTATATATTTTAGAGCAAAAGGAGGCGGAGGAGGAGGAGTGCATATTGCTAATGGTGTAAATGGAGGTTGTGGAGGAGGAGGAGGATCACAAGGAAATTATTTAGGTGGTAGTGCATCATCTCTAAATATAGTAAATTCAGTTGCAAATATATCACCATCATCTACTAGTTCTTATGTAGTATATGGTAATATAGGTGGTAGAACTTCATTCCCATATACAGGTAGTAATTTACCAGAAATGAATGGTGCTGGAGGCGGTGGTATTGGACAAGGAGGTACATTATCAGGGGCTCTTAATGCTGTAGATGCTCCACAATACAATGGAGGTAAAGGAGGTGATGGATTATATAAAGCAACTATAAACGGAATAGATTATAACTTTAAAAATTATTTTGGAGTGAACGGTAAATTAGAAAGTGATACTTATTATTATATAGGAGGAGGAGGTGGTGGAGGAGACCATTCAACAGGTGTTGGTGGTGTTGGTGGAAAAGGAGGTGGTGGAACTGGAGGAGATGATACTGTAGGTTTTGACGCATTGTCATATGGTTCTGGTGGTGGAGGCGGAGGAGGAACTAATAAAGTAGGAGGTGATGGTTCTGCTGGTATTGTAATTATTCGTTTTAAATTAACAAATACAACTACATCAAATTCTCAAGTTAATATTATTGAGCCTAATATTACAAGCGGAGGACCTATAACACCTGTAACAATTGGTACTGATTATAAATATTTATCATTTACATATCAAGCTCCGTTAATAGAGCAAAAAACAGGAGTAGGTGGTTGGAGATTAGTAAGATTTTTACCACCAAATCTTGGAAGATGGTATACAGGGAATTATATGAATACAACAACTATTAATGTTCCATCTATAGGAACACCATATGATTATACTAATGAATGGGCTGTTCCTTTTGGAACTTTTGATGAAATGGTTTTTGGAACTTTTGATATGACACATTGGTTACAATGTGCTAAATCATCAGTAATAGGTGCTTATTCTTTTACTTCAAGAAATGTTATTAAATCATCCGCAAGAAATTACCCCCACACTGTTAAATGGTGGAATAGGACAGCAGATATAAATGGTGGTGAAGACCCTTGGATATCAATAAATGATATGGATAGTGATGGGTTAATTGTTTATGGTGAAAATAATTTTTCATCAAATGGTGCCATACGAGATGCCTATGGTGGTATGGCAGTATGGGTTCGCGATAGTACTGCTACAACAGTATTACAAACACCATATGCAGTTAATTTTTCTGAAAATACAGAATGCGATATATTAGTAGTTGGTGGAGGTGGTGCTGGAGGAAATGATAGAGGAGGAGGAGGTGGTGGAGGTGGTGTTGTATATTCAGTTAATCAAATATTAACAGCAGGTACTTATACTATAAACGTTGGTAAAGGCGGAATAGGTAATACATCTGGAACTACTGGTGGGACTGGGACACGAGGTACAAATGGTAACAATTCTTCTATTAGTGGAAATAATTTTACAACAATTACTGCTATAGGAGGTGGTACCGGAGGTAGTTGTAATCCAAGTGTTAAGAATGGTTTAGATGGTGGTTCTGGTGGTGGAGGTTCGCAATATGGTGGAGCTGGAAGTGGAGGAAGTGGTACAATCGGACAAGGAAAAAATGGAGGTAATGGTTATGAAGGAGGAGCTGCGGGAGGAGGTGGTGGTTTTGTTGATGTAGGTACTAATGCAAATTCAACTAATGCAGGTAATGGAGGCATTGGTTTATCAAATTCAATTACAGGTACAACAGTTATTTATGGTTCTGGAGGAGGAGGAGGGGGGAGTTTTGCAACTGGTGCTACAGGGGCTTATATTCAAGTATTTGGAATAGGTGGTTCATCTGGTGCTGGAAATGGAGCAAATAAAAATACTAACGGGGTTAATGCTACTATTTATGGTTGTGGAGGAGGAGGTGGAGGTTTAGCCGATACTATTGTTACAAAAGGTGGTGACGGTGGATCAGGTATAGTAATAATCCGTTATAAATTAACAAAAACAATTACATCTAATTCTCAAGTTAATATTGTTGAACCTAAATCATTAAATGTTGAAAGTATTTATCCTCCATATAGGTATTTTACTTACAATGATACCAATGGTATTTATACTGTTCAAAATGGTTCTATAGAAGCAAGTAATTCAACAAACTTTTCATACACATATTCATATAATGACCCTGCTAATACTCAAGGAAACAACGAACAAACAACATCTACATTTAAAAATACATACGGCATGGGATTATATAAGTTTTCAGTAGGAGGTACTCAAGCAGCAGGTGGTAGAAGTAGTGGTATTTTCATATATGGATTGAGTTCTGATTATAGCATAAGTACTAGTGGTAATAGACCTGCTCTTAATCATGATGACAATTCAGCATTACCAGATGGTGCTGGGTGGTATGTAGGGACAGGGTGGACTAATAGCACAACATATAATTCATCATATTATTATAACACTACTTTTCAGGGTGCGTGGATAAAAATAGAAATGCCCATTGGAATTATTTTGTCTTCTTTTAAAATATTAGGAGGAGTACAAAAATATAGGGCGCCAAAAGCATTTAAAATATATGGTTCGAATACTAATACTACAACAGCTTCAGATTGGACTTTATTACATACTGAAACTAATTATACATATACAGCTGGTGGTGATTTTGGAGTAAAACAAACTGTTAATAATAATTTAATGTTTAAAAATTATTTGATGGTTGTATCTGAACAACATACATATGATGCTGGTTTGTTGGTATTTCAAGGATGGTATATATATGGAAAGGAAGAAATAACCCCAGTACCAATAGGTACTGATTATAAATATTTGACTTTTACAAATGATACACCTATAGCATTATCTTCAGATTCAACTAATTTGAAGGCTTGGTATAAGTTTGATGGTGATTATAATGATAGCTCAAGTAGTGGTTATCATTTAACTAATAATAGTACTATATTAGCATCAACTTATAATATAGCAGGTCAAGCAGTTGAGTTTGATAATACTGATAGTTTAATGTTTCCTGCTACATTTAATCCTTATACAATATGGAATGGTAATGGAATAACTTTTAGTATATGGGTAAGATTTACATCTATTACAAATTGGGCAAGATTAATAGATTTACAACAATCTACTAATTTAGATAATGGAATATTTATATCGATAAAAGGAACTCCAGGAGGTTTTGAATCTGCGATGTATATAAAAATTGGTTCAACAGCATTCAATTATAGTAATTGGTCAAATAGTTTAATATCACAATTAAATGTTTGGCGTCATATAGTAGTATCTCTTAGTAGTTCCGGGGCATTAAATGTATATGTTGATAATATTAAGATTAATAGTAATGAAACTGCTACAATACCTAATTTAACTTGGGGTTTTAGATATATTAATAAATCAGCATTTTCAGTGGATGGAGTTTTTAATGGTCAAATGGATGATTTCCGTGTATATAATAAAGTATTATCAGCAACTGAAGTATCGCAATTATATAATATATCAACTCCAACTACATATACCGTTAATTTTCCAACGGAAGGTACAGAATGTAGTGCTTTAATTGTAGGAAACCCTAATTATACATATTTACAAAATTTACGATTATCCGGAACATATAATATAGTTGTTGGTAATACATCAAGTATAACAAAAAGCGATAATTCTATTAATTATAATAATAGCGTAACAACACAAATTGTACCTTTTACTAATACAATTACAGATAGTACTGTTACATATAATTTAGTACCAAAAGTAATAATCCGTTATAAATTAACAAAAACAATTACATCAAATACTCAAAATATTATTGAACCTACTGTTTCAGAAACTATAGAAAGAATATATCCACCTATTAGAAACGCAACTTCAAATACTACAACAATTACCGGTCAAACATACGGAAACGGTGTGTATATTGTTAGCGCATCTAGTAATCACCCTGGAGAAGAACCATTTAAAATAATTAATACCAATAATACAGGATGGACGCAATCATGGACATCTTATGGTGGAACACCTGCTGGTACATATACAGGAACTTTTAGTTTAGGGGGATATAGCGGAGAATGTGTTAAAATTCAATTACCATATAGAATAAAATTAACAAGATATATAATTGAAGCTAGTTCTATAGGAGGTGTAAATCGCGCCCCATCTATATACAAAATATTTGGTTCAAACGATGATAGTAATTGGGTTGAAATTCATCATAAATCAGTTGCATTAATTAGTTCAAATTATGTGTCTAATAAATTTGAAGAAACTATTAGTAATACAAACTATTACACATATTATGCTTTAGTTGTAAATAAAAACATAGGAATAGACACGTGGTTAAGTATAGGGGAATGGCAAATATACGGAAGAGAAAAAATAACTCCTGAATCTATTGATGCTAATTATAAATATTTAGCTTTTACATATCAAACTCCACCAAGTGTAGTTTTAAGAGAATATCCTCCAAGTGCTATGACTATTAACTCTACTACATTATCAGTTGGTGGGACTGATGCTTCGGGTAATACGTATGGAGCAGGTACATATATAATTAATTACCCTTATGGTATTTCAGATATTGCTGTATATACTTTATTTAATAAATCAATTGGATATAATCATATTGGTAGTATAGGAGCTTTGTATAATGGTTATTATATAGGTGATTTTTGTAATGATACAAGAACATCATTTGGTACATATTTTGGTTCATGTAAAGGTACTTTAAATGATAGAGTATGGACTTATTTATCTTCTTCCACTACAGGTATAAGCATAGATTTAACCCAAGATACAAACTCAAATAAATACTATGGTTCTACATTTACGTATTCATTACCATCTCCAATATATTTACAAAATTTACAATTATATAATAGAAGTGCATATTCTACATTTGCTGCTCAAGCGCCCAAATCATTCAGAGTATATGGTATGAATATTGGAGATAATGGTTGGACGCAAATAGCAAATTATTCTAACTTGAATGCTTGGACTAGTTATATATCTACATCATCTACAACAGCAAGTAACATTATTTGGGATGGTACATCAGGAGCAGAAAGTTTAACATTTAAAATCAATGCAAACACTTCTTATAATATGTATGGTTTTGTTGTAAATACATTATTAGGGTCAAATGAAAATTTTACATTAGCAGAAATAAAATTATTTGGGACTGATTATTATGTACCACCTAGTGGTCAAATACAGTATACAGTTAATTTCCCTGAAAATACAGAATGCGATATATTAGTAGTTGGTGGAGGTGGTGCTGGTGGAGCATCTGTTGGAGGTGGAGGTGGTGCTGGAGGTGTTGTATATCAAAAAAATATAACTTTGAATGGAATATATACTATTTTAGTTGGTAAAGGGGGGGATAATACTAGTAGCACAACTTCTACCCCAAATGAAGATAGTGTTCATAATGGTTTATCTTCTCAAATAATGTATCAAAACAATATCCTTTTAGTTAATGGAGTATCTTTTGAAGGAAAAGGAGGGGGTGGTGGTGGGTCAAGAATAGGAGAACCACCTGGAAATTTAGATGGGGGTTTTGATGGTGGTTCTGGAGGTGGAAATAGTGTGTCTGGTAATGGAATCCCTGCTAACCCAGGTTCTTCTACACAAGAAAATACACTATTGTTAAATGGAACAAATGTAAAAGGTGGATATAATAGTATTAAAACAACAGAAAACTGGATGGCTGGAGGAGGTGCTGGTACTGGTAATTCTAATAGTGGAATGAATGGAGGAGCTGGTATTCAATTAGATATTACAGGTTCTTTACAATGGTATGCTGCTGGTGGAGGAGCAGGTAGGATATCAACTAGCGCAGGTGGTATAGGGGGAAGTGGTATAGGTGGGTCTGGAAAATCAAACACATCTGCTAGTAATTCTTTAATAGTTCCTACACAGGTAAATGGAACTAATAATACTGGTAGTGGTGGTGGTGGTGGTGGTTATTATTATGGATACATTGCTAATGGTCCTGATGGTGATGGTGGCGGTGCTGGTGGTTCAGGAATAGTAATAATTCGTTACAAATTTACAAAAACAATTACATCTAATTCTCAAGTTAATATTGTTGAACCTAAATCATTAAATATTGAAAGTATTTATCCTCCATATAGGTATTTTACTTACAATGATGCCAATGGTATTTATACTGTTCAAAATGGTTCTATAGAAGCAGGTAATTCAACAAACTTTTCATACACATATTCATATAATGACCCTGCTAATACTCAAGGAAACAACGAACAAACATCATCCACATTTAAAAATACATACGGTATGGGATTATATAAGTTTTCAGTAGGAGGTATCCAAGCATACGGTGGCACAAGTAGTGGTCTTTTTATATATGGATTGAGTTCTGATTATAGCATAAGTACTAGTGGTAATAGACCTGCTGTTAATAGCGATGACAATTCAGCATTACCAGATGGTAGTGGATGGTATCATGGGTCAGGGTGGACTAATAGCACAACATATAATTCATCATATTATTATAATACAACTTTTCAGGGTGCGTGGATAAAAATAGAAATGCCCATTGGAATTATTTTGTCTTCTTTTAAAATATTAGGAGGAGTACAAAAATATAGATCCCCGAAAGCATTTAAAATATATGGTTCGAATACTAATACTACAACAGCTTCAGATTGGACTTTATTACATACTGAAACTAATTATACATATAATGCTGGTGGTGATTTTGGTGTCAAACAAACTGTTAATAATAATCTAATATTTAAAAATTATTTGATGGTTGTATCTGAACAACATACATATGATGCTGGTTGGTTGGTATTTCAAGGATGGTATATATATGGAAAGGAAGAAATCACTCCAGAAACTATTGATGCTGACTATAAATATTTAGTTTTTAAGAATAATGGATCAAATCAAACACAGTATACAATTAATTTCCTTGAAAATACAGAATGCGATATATTAGTAGTTGGTGGAGGTGGTGGTGGTGGAGCTTCAGTAGGGTCTGGAGGAGGTGCAGGAGGTTTATCATATTATAGTAACGTAAGTATTGCAATAGGAACTTATACTATTATTGTAGGTGGAGGAGGAACGGGTGCTGTAAATTATCTTGCAAGAGGTGCAAATGGATATAATAGTTCAGCCTTTGGGAATACATCATACGGTGGAGGAGGTGGTTCCGGTCAATCTTGGGTATATAATACTTCAGGAACAGCTTCGGGTACATTACAAACAACATCAGCAAATCAAGGTTCTGGTGCTGGAGGAACAAGATATAAAACTATTGGTAATGAAGGGACAGTAGGACAAGGTAATACTGGAGGTAATGAGGTAGAAGGTGGAAATATATTTGCAGCAGGAGGAGGAGGTGGTGCTGGAGGTGTTGGAGGAAATGGTTCATTAATATCGTTAGCTGGGGTTGGAGGAATTGGTGTATCGTCTACTATAACAGGAGCATCAATAGATTATGCTGGTGGAGGTGGTGGTGGAGCAGAAAATTTAGTGAACGGATCATGGGTTCATTCTGGGGGTACAGCAACACATGGTGGTGGTGCCGGAGGTGATTATGGGTCTAATGGAACAAATGGTAAAGGTGGTGGTGGCGGTGGTGGTTATACATCAGGAGGCAATGGTGGTTCAGGAATAGTAATAGTTCGTTACAAATTTACAAAAACAATAAATAATGATTCTACACAAATAATATATTCAAATGATGCAACATTTGGATACAGAGACACTAGCGCATCATTTATTCCTTCAATAGTTCAATTAAGTACTGGACAAACTTATATTAATTCATTGTCACAGTATATTAATTTTAATTTTGGTAATAATAATAAATGTAAAATGGATGCTTCCGGTAATTTAACTTTGAACGGTGATATTTTTATTTATTCAGATGGAAGAATTAAAGAGAATGTAACAACTATTACGTCCGCCTTGGATAAAGTAAATGAATTGTCAGGTATTACCTATAATATAATAAATAAACCAAGGAAACAAATAGGAGTTATTGCACAAGAAGTAGAAAAAGTATTACCAGAAGTGATAAAAGAAGAAGAAGGGATGAAAACGGTAGCTTATCCAAATATGGTAGGACTGTTGATAGAAGCATTAAAAGAATTAAATGATAGAGTTGATCAAACAGAATAGATATAATGCGTTTAAAAATAAAAAAATAATATATTAAACTATAATTTTTTATATTGTAAACTATATATATTTATATGACAGAAACTTCAAAATCATATACAATCAGACAATATCCTCCTAATCCATTATTAGATAACGGGACATTATCTGATAATGATCTAACATATACAAGTAGTATAACAAACGGAATAGATATTAGTGGTACGCAATATGGCGGTGGATCTTATATTGTTAAATATTCAAGTTATAAAAGTAGTAGCAGTCAAATTACTGGTGCAGTAACTAATTATCCCCCGTCTCCAATGACAGCTTCTTCAACTACTATAAATAATATAACATATAGAGCATGTACATCTGATTCTTTTAATTATAATTCATTTGATGGATGGAGAGTTTTTGCTAAAATAGGAGGAGGTACTGCTTGGACATCAGGTAGTAGTTATAATCAAGATGGTTCTTTAAGTGCTCAAGGTGTTACATTTGGAAATGATACAAATTATAGGGGAATTTATATAGGTATTGATATGGGAGAAGAAATAATAATAAAATCATATCATCTAAAACAAGGATGGTCTCCTCTTGGTAATGGCAATAGGAATCCAAAAAATTGGAAGCTTTATGCAACTAATAATGTTGCATGTTGGAATTCAACAGGAAGAGGAAGCTTAAATACTAGTTCTGTTTACGGTTGGGTTGCGATAGATACAAGAAGCAATGAAACATCATATGTAGATACAACTTTATTTACTTTAAATAATAGTACAACTTATAGATTTTATGCTTTACAAATAAATGCAACAAGATCTGGTGATCAATATGGTGGGTATTGTGAACTATCCGAATGGGAGCTATTTGGATCAGATTTTATTTATCCAAAACCTTGGATAATATTAAAAAACGATCCTGCATATTGGTCTAAAATTGATATATCATCATCACAGCCTAATTGGGCTGGTAATTACCAACAAGTTGCGCCATATTCCTATATTGACAATTCCTATTTAGTAAATAACTTTACAGGCGATTATGTTACAATTAAACTGCCATACAAAATATACCTAACAAAATATGTTATATGTTCCACAATTAACAAATTACATAAAGCACCACAACATTTTAGCATTTATGGTTCTATTAATGGTGTTATTTGGAATAAAATAGTTGAAAAACACTTAACATCTACGTCTTATATTAATACTCAAATACCTAATTCTACAAATTCGACAGGATATTATATAGACAACGAAACAAAATCCTCAGTTGCATATGATTATTATGGTATTGTTGTTAATAAATTAATTGGACCTTTAGATGCATCTGATAACAATTTATCATTTAGTTTATGGAATGTATATGGTTCTAATGATCTGTATGAGAGAAGTTATTTTGAATTTGGTGTTGTTACGGATACTTCTAAAATAATTGGTTCGTCGTTAAAAGATGGTTTAATCAAAACAAATAATTCAAATATATTTATTAAATCTGGAAGTGCAAACAATCCTGCGTTATCAATAGGAACAAATAATAGAGTAGGTGTTGGTAAAAATATCGCAAATGAAGCATTTGATGTAAGTGGGTCGCTAATTGCAAATGAATACAGAATAAAAAATCAAAATTACCCTATTATAGATACAAGCAGTAATATTGCTGCATCTGGTAATACCGACATCTCAGGTAATTTAACATTAAATAATAATAAATTTGTGGTTAATGCTTCATCTGGTAATTTATCAGTAGCCGGGACTTTAGATATATCTAAAAATATAAATATTAATAACGGAAAAACTATTATTGATTCGAGTAGTAATATTAAATCCCAGGGTAATTTTGATTTATCTAATAATATAAATATAAATAACTATGTTCTAGCTGATGCTTCCGGCTCGGTAATTATGAACAATACACTAGATATATCCAATAATGCCACATTAAGAAATAATTTAGATATTAAAGGTGATATTAAAAGCAGTGCATTTACTACAAATTCATCTATAAATAAAGTAAGCATACGTAATACTAGCGTAGATCCATCCTATAACTTTCATGTTTCAGGTAGTACTCGATTAGAAGGTAATTTAGATGTAGATGGTAATATTATTATTGTAGATACTGTTCAGCAGACATCAGAACAGTTTATTATAAATAACGATGGCAATACGGTTGCTTTATCTGTAAAACAAATAGGAGCACAGCCTATTGTTGATTTAAGAGACGACGGTAAATCAGTATTTTATTTGGCAGACAATGGTCTTTTAGGGTTAGGAACAACAACGCCAAGTTGTACAGTGGATGTTTCAGGGAGTTGCTTTGTACAACAAACATTAGATATTTCCGGTAATTTAAATATTGGAGGTAATACATATTTGTCTGAAAATATACAATTCAATGACATATTAGATGTATCTCGAAATGTAAATATTAATAATAAATTTTTTGTGGATCCAAGTGGTAATATTGATATTTGTGGTAATATGCTTATCTACGGGTATCTAATATCGAATGGTAATAATGCTAATAGTGGAGGTTTCCAACAAGACGGTAATGCAATAATAAATGGGGAGTTGCGAGTATTATATAATATAGATATATCACAAAATTTAAGAGTATTAGATACATTTATAGTTGATGTAAGTGGTAATATTAAATCAAAAGGCCAGTTTGATTTGTCTAATAATTTGAGAAACGGTAGCAATTATAGTATTAATACACTAGGTAATATTTATTCTGCAGGAAATATAGATATATCTAAAAATTTCAATATTAATAATGGAGTATTCTCAGCGGATGTATCAGGTAATATTATAGTAAATGGATTTATTGATATATCTAATAATTTATATGTAAATGGAAATAAATTTACTATTGATCAGAGTGGAAATATAACAGCTATGGGAACAATTGACATATCACAAAATCTTACAATCAATACTAATAAATTTATAGTAGATGCTAATGGAAACATTAAATCTGTTGGTAATTTAGATATTTCAAATAACTTTATTATTAACAACGGTGCTTTTAAAATAGATAATAATGGGAATATAAGTTCTCAAAATAATTTTGATATTTCCGGTAATTTGTCAATAAATGGACAAAACTTAACTGTATCTAATACAGGTAATATTACATCCACAGGAACATTAGATATTTCTAAAAATTTTTCTATTAATACTGATAAATTTGCGGTTGATAGCAGTGGTAACACGATAGCTAAAGGTAATGTTGATATTTCAAATAATTTATCTATTGGTAATAATACATTTAATGTTGATGCCAGTGGTAATATTCAATCGTCTGGAACTTTAGACATCTCAAAAAATCTTAAAATTGGAGAAACATTACTAACAGTTGATCATCAAAATAAAAGAGTAGGTGTAAATACAACTACACCAGAATATAGTTTAGATATAAGCGGTCAGATAATGACAAATAAAACCATAATGGGATCCACATATAATATTGTAGAAGATGCAATTACAAATAATAGTAGTGTAGATTCTAGTAGTGTTGTAATAAAAATGAATAATACAAATGTTACACCAATAAGCATTGCATCAAATGAATATTATTATCCATTTACATCAACATCTGCTAACTACACATTTACATGCACAAAAGATACAACATGTGATATTCTTATGATAGGTGGTGGCGGTGGTGGTAGTGCTGGACATGGTGGTGGTGGTGGTGCAGGTGCTCTTGTATTTATAAAATCAATAACTTTTCCTACAGGTACATATACATTTATTGTAGGTAGTGGAGGAGCTAATGGAAAAGGTAATAATACTAATATTAAATTAGGTACAACAACTATATTATCTGCAGAAGGAGGTGGCGCTGGTGGTGGAGGTAATCCAGGCGGTAATGGTGGTAGTGGTGGTGGTGGTGATGGATGGACAACAAATGGTAGTGCAGGACAAACTGCTGCTGGTCTTGCAAATAATCCAGGTTCAAGTATTTTTTCATTTAACGGAGTTACAGGTATTAAATATGGTAATAACGGTGGTACTGCTGTAGGTGAAGGTGTTGGTGCAGGAGGAGGTGGTGCAGGACAAACTGGATATAACAATAGTGGAGCATTTGATGGTTATGGTGGTAATGGTCGTACAAATGCTATAATTAATAATACAACATATGATTTTGTAACTGTTTTTGGAACAACGTCATATGGTACAAATAATGATAATAATAATACTAGATATTTTGCAGGTGGAGGAGGTGGTGGTAGAAGATTAAATAGTGGAGGTAAAGGAGGAGGAGGAAGTGCAGGAGATGCTTATAATAATGGCATGATAGCTGCAGTTGAAAATACAGGTAGTGGAGGTCCTGGTGGTGGTAGTTATGGTGATTATCCTGGAGGTCCAGGTGCATCAGGAATTATACTTTTAAAATTCAGCTATCCTTTTATAAAATCATACAGTACTGTTTATAATAATAACGCAACATTTGGATACAGGGACACTAGCGCATCATTTATTCCTTCGATAGTTCAATTAAATAGTGGACAAACTGTTATTAATTCATTGTCACAGTATATTAATTTTAATTTTGGTAACGATAATAAATGTAAAATGGATGCTTCTGGTAATTTAACTTTGAACGGTGATATTTTTATTTATTCAGATGGAAGAATTAAAGAGAATGTAACAACTATTACGTCCGCCTTGGACAAAGTAAATGAATTGTCAGGTATTACATACAATATAATAAATAAACCAAGAAGACAAATTGGAGTTGTCGCGCAAGAAGTAGAAAAAGTATTACCAGAAGTAATTAAAGAAGAAGAAGGGGTGAAAACGGTAGCTTATCCAAATATGGTAGGATTATTGATAGAAGCATTAAAAGAATTAAATGATAGAGTAGATCAAACAAAATAATGCGTTTAAAATAAAAAAAAAAAAATATATTATAGAAAATCATTATAATATTTTTAATTTGAATATTATAATAATGAATATAAACTTTGGTTCAGGAATCGGTATCCTACATACACGCAATTTGAATAGAATTAAAGGTGGTTCGATTGGAGACGGTTACTTTTTAGTTAATGATAATAAAAATTTTTTTATACAATCTGGTGATACAATACCCGGAATAACTATTGATTCAAATAATAATATAGGTATAGGTAAAGCACAGCCTTCGTATAAATTAGACATCAATGGTTCTGTTGTTGCAAATAGTTATAAATTACAAAAAGATTTAATAACTGTTATAGATGTAAGCGGTAATATAAATTCGAATGGTAGATTAGATATATCAAAAAATTTAACTATTAATACAAACAAATTTATAATAAATTCATCAACAGGAAATACAAGTGCTAGTGGTGCATTAGATATATCTGGCAATATCAATGTTAATAATAATAAACTAGTTATTAATTCTGTGACTGGAGATATATCTTCGAATGGTAATGTTGATATTTCAGGTAATTTAAATTTATTAAATAAGTTTAGTGTTTCTTCACAAGGTAATACAACAATAACAAATACTTTAGATGTTTCTAAAAATGTTATTATGAGAAAAAATACAACTGTTGCCGGTGACTTAAATGTAAATAATATTTTATATGTTGATGTATCTAATAATAAAGTAGGTATCAACACCACAATTATAGAACCAAACTATAATTTAAATATAGAAGGTAATGCTCGTTTAGAAGGATCTTTACAAGTCAATGGGTTAACTACTGTTAAAAATAATTTACAAACAAGTACCAACCAATTATTAATTACTAATTCAGGTACAGGGCCTGCTTTACAAGTAAATCAAAGCGGATCACAATCGGTTGTTGATTTTAAAGACGATGATGATACTGTATTTTTTATTAAAAATGGAGGATATATAGGAATAGGGAAAAATAATACTAATCCAACATATAATTGGGATGTTTCTGGTAATATGAATATTAGTGAAAATTTAATATTAAAAAACGGTATAAATGTATCTGGTGATACTGTATTTAATGGTAATTTAGGATGTGGTGGTAAATTATTATTAGCAGATGGTATGAATTTAAATAATAATAAATTAAAAATTGACCCTAGTGGCAATATGGATATATCTGGCAATGTGGTTATTTGGGGTACTTTAACAACTTTGGGTGATGTCAATCAAACCGGATTATTTGATTTACCTGGTGATTTTATTGTTAGAGGCAACACAAATGTTAAACAAAATGTAGATGTTAGTCAAAATATACGTGTTAATACGAATACATTTACTGTTAACAATATTGGTAATATTACTTCAAGTGGTAATTTAGATATATCTAAAAATTTCACATTAAACAATGATGCTTTTATGATTGATAGTAGCGGAGGTAACATCACAAGTAAAGGAAGTTTTGACATATCAAAAAATTTAAGGATTTTAACTGATAAGGTATCATTAGATACGAGTGGTAATATTAAATCTTCCAAAGATATTAATGTTTACAATAATTTTACTGTTAATAATAATAAATTTATTGTAAATTCACAAAATGGGAATGTTACATCCGCAGGTAAATTAGATTTAAGTAATAATTTATCTATTAATACTAATAAATTTGTTGTTGATTCTAGTGGTAACGTTAAAGCATCAGGTAATTTAGATATTTCTGGTAATTTGACCATTAACACAAATAAATGTAATATAATGTCATCTGGAAATATTTTATCAAATGGTCGCCTAGATATTTCTAAAAACTTTAATATAAATACGAACAAATTTATGATAGATTCAAATGGTAATGTAAAAGCACAAGGAACATTGGATATATCAAATAATTTTAAAATCAATAATGATCAATTTATTATGGATACATCCGGTAATATTAGTACAAAAGGTAATTTAGATATATCGGGATATTTAAATATTAACAATAATAGTTTTAAAATAGATTCTAGTGGTAATATTATTTCTAAAGGTAGATTAGACATTTCCAATAACTTTAGCGCTGGTGAAGTATTATATATAGATACAATCAACAAAAGAATAGGTGTTAATAATAGCCAGCCTACATACACCCTAGATGTATCTGAATCTATTGCAACAACAAATACTTACTTTGGTTCATTAAATAATACGGATGATATTATTTTTTCACATAGAAATCATGCTAACATCAACAATTATGCATTAAAACAAACAAAAGAAGGAAAAACTGTTGTCAATAGTAAAAGTACATCCGGAAATATTGAATTCCGTTTTAATAACACTGCTATGCAAAAATTAGATCAATCCGGTAATATGACAATTGATGGTAATCTATTTATATATTCTGATAAAAGAATAAAAAAGAACATAGAATATTTAGATGGTAGTTTAGACAAATTGAAATACATGAGAGGCGTTATGTATAACTTAATAAAAGACCCTAGCAAAACAAAACATACTGGGGTTATAGCTCAAGAAATAGAAGAAGTGTTACCAGAAGTAATTGATAACAAAGGCGAATATAAAACTGTAGCATATCCAAATATGGTTGCGTTTTTAATTGAAGCTATTAAAGATATAAATAATAAAATAGATATTAAAAAAAACATATAAAAAACATATAAAAAATTATTATATTTATAATGCGTTTAAAATAATTAAAAAAATATATTTTCATATGTTTTTTTTAATTCTTATATTATAATATGAGTCTTAATACAAATTCATTTATTGAAGCTAATGTTTTAAATGTATCTAATTTGAATGAAATAAATGGTTCTGCCACCGGAGATATTCTTTTAAAAATGAATAACAGTAATAACAACAATAAATTATTTTTTCAATCTGGTATATCAAACGAAAAAGATACTGGTTTGTGTATTACGTCGTCAAATAATATAGGTTTTGGTACAACTGATATTAAAGAAAAGATTGATGTATCTGGGGCTATTCTAACAGATAATTATAAATTACCATCTTTTACAATACCGATAATTGATATAAGCAGTAACATAAAAACATCAGGGTATATGAATATTTCAAAAGGTTTATCAATAAATACTAATAAATTCGTTGTAGATGTGTCTGGTAATACAAACATATTTGGTAATCTTGATATTTCAAGTAATTTAAATCTTAACAATGTTTTTGGTATTAGTTCAAACGGTAATTTTACCACAAAAGGTAAATTAGATACATATGGAAGTTTAAATATTAATAATAATTTTACAGTATCAAATACAGGTGATGTATTAATAAAAGGGTTATTGGATGTAACAAATAAAACAACTTTTAATAGCAATGTTAGTTTAAATAACGGTATTCTGGATGTTGGAAGCAACCGTACGTTATATATTGACAATCTAAATAATAGAGTTGGGATCGGTGGAATACCAGACGCAACATATAATTTTCATGTTAAAGGTAATACTAAGATCAAAGGTGATTTAGTTATAAATGGCACGACATCAATACTTGATACATCGAATAATACAGTTACTAGTTTTAACTTGACAAATAATGGTACTGGTCCTGCGGTTATCGTGAATCAAATAGGAGATCAAGCGATCGCAACATTTACAGATGATAATAAATCAGTGTTATATATTGCAAATAATGGTTTAACTGGTGTTGGTAAAGTTGACCCATTATATAATTTAGATATTTCGGGTACTGCATTGGTAAAACAAAATTTAAATGTGAGTAATGGTCTAACTTTAAATAAACCTTTGGTACTATCATTTAAAATATCTCAAATAGCTACTAATGATATGTCTTCATTTTTTGTAAGAGAGAGCGATGGAGCCGTATTTGGTACTGGTTTGAATTATTGGTATCTACTTTTTCCTTCTAATATTAAAAGTGATACTTTTAAAACACCAATACCAATGCAATTACAAGATGGCAATGGATTATTTATTACTGGTATTAAACAAGTATCAGTAGGTACAATAACGTTATTTTTAAGAGAAAGTGACGGTGCTGTATTTGGATTTGGTCATAATGTTTATGGACAATTAGGCACTGGGTCAGGAAATCCAGGAGGAAGGTCATTACAACAAGTAAAAGGTGAAAATGGCGTTGGTTTTATTACTGGTATTACACAAGTATTAGCTGGTGGTGCTTGTGCGTTATACTTGAGAGGGAGCGATGGAGCTGTATTTGCATCTGGTTCTAGTGTTGCTGAAAATGATCAGCCAGGAGGTCTTGGTCTTAGTGCTAATACTTCAACATTACAACGAATAAAAAATGTTGATGGTATTGAAAATATTACTGGTATTACACAAATATCAGGTGGCGGAGCCCATACATTATTTTTAAGAGGAAGTGATGGTGCAGTTTTTGCATGTGGTTCTAATACATGGGGAGCTCTTGGTACTGGAAATAATACTAGTTCGAGAACATTAATACAAGTAAAAGGTGAAAATGGCGTTGGTTTTATTACTGGTATTACAAAAATATCAGCTGCAGGACTTCATTCTTTATTCTTAAGAGGAAGTGACGGAGCAGTTTTTAGTTGTGGATTTAATGGTTATGGAGCTCTTGGACTAAATAATTTAATTAATCAAAATACATTACAACAAGTAAAAGGTGTAAATGGTGTTGGTTTTATTACTGGTATTACACAAATATCAGCTGGATTATATCGGTCTATGTTCTTAAGAGGAAGTGACGGAGCAGTCTTTAGTACTGGGGAAAATGCATGGGGGGCAAATGGTACTGGTGGTGATCGACAAACATTAACACAAGTAAAAGATGTAAATGGCGTTGATTTTATTACTGGTGTTACACAAATGGCAACGACCCGGTATGTGTCATTAATTTTAAAAGGCGATGGTACTGTCTATGCATGTGGAAATAATGAATCTGGAAGTTTAGGTGTTGGTACATTTGTGAATTATAACCCCTTATTAAAACAAGTAGTAGATGATACGGGTAATATACCTCAACTTGTAGCTGCAAACGCAGGTGCAAATTCAATAATTTTAAATAATCATTCCGTTGTCAATAATAGAGTGGATATTTCACAAGGTATTGTTATCAATGATAAACTTAAAGTTGATGCAAGCGGGAATATAGATACATCTGGTAATGTTAATGTAGCTGGTACAGTAACTATTTATGGTAATGTTTCACAAACAGGGACATTTAATCAAGATGGCGATGTCGATGTTAGTGGCAATACACTTATAAAAAACAACCTTGATATTAGTAAAAATTTAAGAGTCAATGGTGATCAATTTATGGTAGACTCTTCTTCTGGTAACATCCTTTCAAAAGGTACAATGGATATATCTGGTTACTTAAATGTTAATAATAAATTTAAAATTGATTCTACAGGTAATATTACTTCGTCTGGTGCTTTAGATATTTCTAAAAACTTTTCAATAAACCAAAATAATTTAATTATAGATTCCTCGGGTAATGTAAAATCTAAAGGTCAAATTGATGTGTCGAATAACTTTATTGTAAATATTGATAAATTTAAAGCTGACAGTAGTGGTAATGTACAAATTCCAGGAACATTGGATATTTCAAGTAATTTAACTGTGAACACGAATAAATTCATAGTTAATAGTACAACTGGTGCTATACAATCCGCTGGTAATGTAGATATATCCAAGAATTTTAGCATTAATACAAATAAATTTATAGTTGATTTGAGTGGCAATGTTACATCTGCAGGTACATTAGATATATCAAATAATCTAGCAATTAACAATAATAAATTTATTGCAGATGCAAGTGGTAATATTATATGCGCAGGTAATTTTGATATCTCAGATAATTTTTCTGTAAACACAAATTCAATATTAATTGATAAATCTGGTAATATATTAGCAAAGAATTCATTAACCGGGGTGCAAAATTTTTCTATTAACAATAATAATTTTTCTATTGATATATCTGGAAATGCTAAAGCCAGAGGTAATTTTGATTTATCGCAAAATTTAAGTGTAGGGACTGATATTTTCAAAACAAATATTGATAATAATTATATCGGATTAAATACTTATAATAGTACTAATAAGAATATACTTGATATTAGCGGTAATATAGGAACTTCGACTGGGTTCTTTGGTGATATCAGTAATTCAATTGTGATGTCACATCGAGATTATGCAAATAACACACAATATTTAGTAAAACAAAGTTCTGCAGGTGAAATAACTATTAATAGTAAATCATTAACAGAAACAATTGATATATGTTTTGACAATATGCCGCAGTGTGTAATTAATTCAGATGGTGATATGACTATACAAGGTACTATTTATACATATTCAGATATACGTATTAAAGAAAATGTTCAAATTATTGAAAATGCGTTGGAAAAAGTCAAAGCATTGCAAGGTGTTAAATATAATTTAATCGACGAAGACGAAGCAACTCATAGAAAACATGTAGGATTGTTGGCTCAAGACGTTGAAAAAGTTGTTCCCGAAGCAATAGAAATAGACGGGGAAATAAAAACAGTAGCATATAATAATTTAATAGGACTGGTAATTCAAGCAATAAAAGAACTTTATTGTAAATATAAAACAATAAAACAATAATTTATTAATTATAAACTATAAATTATAACAACTTAAAAAATGATTGAATTTTAATATTATTATAACATAAATAATAATATTAAAACAATATAATTAAAATGAGAGAAATAGACATTGAAGAATTAAATACTAAATTTAATGGAATTATTAAAAGACAATTACCAATGCCAACACAGGAAGATATTATTACTTTTAAACCGTTGATTGAGCTAATATTGGAATCTAAAGAAAAAATTAATGATAAAGATTTTTTGTCATTAAAAAAATTATACAAATTTAACAATAAAAAACCATTTTTATTTCATATTTATCTGGAATTAAAAAAACAAAATTTAATATCAGAAGAATTAATACAGAATGAAGATATTTTAAGGCAAACAATTCAAATAAAACCATGTAAATCTTGGTCTGGAGTAGTATCCATTACAATTTTTACGTCTCCGTATCCTGAATACATGAACGAAGAAGGGAAAATAATAAAACAGCAGTTTAGTTGTAATTGGAATTGTCATTTTTGCCCTTCCGAGCCAGATATGCCAAAATCTTATCTTAAAGGTGAGCCTGCTGTATTAAGAGCAGAGAAGAATAATTTTGATTGTGTAATGCAAATATGGGATAGGATGCAAAGTTTATACATGACGGGTCATGGGTTCTCCGAAAAAATAGAATTAATTATTAGCGGAGGGACATGGACTTCGTATCCTGTTCAATATAGAAAAGAATTTTGTCGTGATGTTTATTACGCGGCAAATACATTTTTGGATAATGAAAATAATAGGAGAGAACGTCTTACGTTAGAAGAAGAAAAGAAGATTAATCAAACCGCATTCTCGCGTATTGTTGTTATGACAGTAGAAACGAGACCGGATACAATTAATAATGAAGAGATAAGACTGTTAAGGGAACTTGGAGTTACTAGAATACAACTAGGGATACAACATATTGATGAAGAAGTATTAAATAAATTAAATAGGAAGTGTTCAATGAATAAAACTATAAATGCAATTGAATTGCTAAAGCGATCGTGTTTTAAAATCGACAGCCATTGGATGCCTAATTTACCCTTTTCGACACCGGAAAAGGATGAAGACATGTTCATAAATGTGTTATTTGGTTTAAAAACACCAGTTAATAAAACTATTAAATATAAAACAAATTCATGGTATTCATGGTTTAATATAAAAAATAAAGAGATTGAAGAAATACACGAAACTTATGATTTAGTCTCACCTGAGTTAGTAACTGATCAATATAAAATTTATCCGACAGCAATTACACCATGGACAAGAATAGAAGAATGGTATAGAGATGGGACATATAAACCATATGAAGAAAAATATTTATTTGATATTTTAATCAAAACTTTAACTAAAATATTTCCTTTTGTTAGAGCGAATAGGATCATCCGAGATTTTCCAAATGATTACATTTATAATGAAAAAACAGGTGCCGATAATACGAATATGAGACAACATCTACAAGACCATTTGAAAAATAATAATATTTATAGTATGGAGATCAGAAACAGAGAAGTTAAGAATATTGCTTGGGATGGCGACTATATAATTGTTGTTAGGAACTATAAAGCTAGCAATGGTATAGAATATTTTATTAGCGCTGAATCAAAGGACTGTAAAACTATATATGGATATACTAGATTGCGTTTAGATGATGCAAAGAATAAACCGTTTGAAGAATTAAATGATTGTGCTTTATTAAGAGAAGTAAGAGTTTATGGAATGGTGACACAAGTTAGTAAAGACCCAAAACATGTACAACATAGAGGCATCGGTAAAAGATTAATAAGTTATGCTGAAAATATAGCTAAAGAAAACAAATATAATAAGATGGCTGTTATTGCTGCGGAAGGCAATAAAAAATATTATGAAAAATTAGATTATATTGAACATCAATACTATATGATAAAAGTATTATAAATTATAAATAAAATATTAATATTATTCTTTCCAAGTTATGGTATGATACCAACAATAATATTTATTATCAATTAAACATATATAGTTTGCATTTTTATTACAATTGGTACAGGCAGTATTTGGTTTATTTGAAAGATTATTGCATCTTTCAAATATGCTAACTTTTTTTAATTCTTTCTTATAGTCTGTTTTTATCAATGATTCTAAAACACTGTCCATTTTTATAAATTATATTATTTTATTTGTTTAAATAATATAATTTTCAATTTTTTATAAAATAATATATTTTATTCAGATACAGTATCAACTTTTTTAGTTGTTTTTTTAGCTTTTATAACTGGTTCTTCAACAACAGTTGTATCAGTATCAACTTTTTTAGTTGTTTTTTTAGCCTTTATAACTGGTTCTTCAACAACAGTTGTATCAGTATCAACTTTCGTCAATTTAGTTGTTTTTTTGGCTTTTATAACTGGTTCTTCAACAACAGTTGTATCAGTATCAACTTTTTTAGTTGTTTTTTTAGCTTTTATAACTGGTTCTTCAGTAACTTGTTCTTTGGCGGCTGTAGGTACAGTTTCAGCTTTCGTCAATTTAGTAATTTTTTTAGCCTTTGGTTTTTCTTCAGTAACTTGTTCTTCGGCAGCTACAGCTACATCTACAATATCTGTTTTCTTTGTAGTTTTTTTAACTTTTGTAACTGGTTCTTCAGTAGTTGCTGTTACAATATCTGTTTTCTTTGTAATTTTTTTAGCCTTTGGTTTTTCTTCAGTTTCTAATTCTTCAGATACAACTTCTTCTTCAATTACATTATTATTAATAATAATTTCACTATTTGTATCATCTTCTGAATACTCATTAATTTGTTTTAATAACTCTGTCTTAATTTTTTGATATTCAGTAACTTCATCAGCTATTTTACTTAGTATATTAATAAAATCTCTATATGTTTGTAATAAATATTGCCTATGAACTTTTGAATCTGGAAAATCTTTAGCAGATTTAATATCAGAGATTGATTTAATTACTTCCATATTTATAATTATAATAAATTATATCTTATTTCTTTAAATGTTTAAATTTCAATTTTTATTAATTTATTATAATTTATAAATATGTTTTACATATATAAATGTAAATAGTTTTTTTCTTCTGTTTTTTGGCTATTGTAATAAATATGCAATCCTTCTTTAATATCTTCAATAGATATATATTTTTTAACAGATGGTAATTTACCAATAGTACGAGATGAGTGTGCAATTCTGATATTAAAAAACAACGTTTCAATATCTCCTCCATAATTTGGGAATTTGTCATAATTTGTTTTCATAAACTCTATAATTTCATCAAAAGACAATTGATTGTCTAGTTTCCAATTCTTTTTTTTTATCATTAACATTAAAATATGGGTTAATTCAGTTGGTGTATATTTATCAATATTATATTTAAAAGGAAATCTTCTTTTAAGACCATCGTTTACAGAGAAAAAACATTTATCAAGATCATCAGGATAACCGGCAATAATACAAATAAATTGTGTTTTTTTTTCTGTTAAATTTTGATTTAATGTATCTATGCATTCTTTAGAATATATATCTTTTTTATCTTCATTTCCTAATGAATAAGCTTCATCTATAAATAATACTCCACCTTCACATTCATCTATAACTTTTTGTGTTTTAATTGCTGTATGTCCTAAATATTCGCCAATTAAATCAGATCTTTTTGCTATTTTAAAAATATAATCTTTTTCTTCTTTAGTGATAGGATCTATATATTGCTTGCCATTTCCATTCACAATACCAAGTTTATAATAAATTTCTCCAATAATATTACCTAATAATGTTTTACCAACACCTGGAGGTCCTGTAATAACAGTATGTAACATATCATCATTAACATCTAAACCAGATAAAAAATACACAATTTGATTAACAATATTTTTTTTTACATTTTCCATACCTACAACATTTTCTAATTTTTCTAATGTAGGAATTAAATTATACAAACGTTTTAAATTTATAGCATAATTATGGTCTTCTTTGTACATTTTACCTAGTTTGATCAAGTCACAAATACTATTAATTTTAATATTAATTTCATCATATATTTTATTTGGTATGATTTCAAAATTATCTTTTGACGAAACAATTTTATTATTTTTTTTTTCTTTATTTTGATTGTCAGATTTTTGTAAAGATTGAAATCCTTGTAATCCAAATAAGGGATTAAATAACATTTCTGGTGAAATTTGTGCAATATGAATTTTTTTAATAGTATTTTTTTCTTGTTTTTCTATATCATTTAATAATTTTAAAAACAAATTTGTTTTAATATCTTTATTGTCATCTTTAATTTTATTTGTAACTTTATTGTTTATAATTTTATTGTTTGTAATTTTATTGTTTGTAACATTTTTACTTTCATTTTTTTTTATTTTTTTGTTTTTAATATACCATGGTGGTAAATTATTTAATCCCATATATACAATAATATTATAGATAATACATTTTTTAAATATATTTTAATATGTTAAAAAATATAAAAATAATAAAATATCATTATTATATTAATGATTAGTTATATTATTAAAGATGATAATGATATTTTAGGGGTTTATAAAAATTTGGATGATGCGTATGATTTTATTATTTTCATAAATAACTATGTAAATAAAAAAATAAATGTTAATATTATAAAAAATATAAAAATATATAAATATAAAAATAATTTAATAAAAAATATATATTATGTAAATTCAAATTTAAAATTAATAGAATATAATAATAATATAAATTCTATTAAAAATGTTGAGAAAGTTGAAAACACTGAAAACGCAGATGATGAATCATCTGAAATAAATATATTTATTCCTAATGAAACAGAAAAAAATGATATAAATATAGATGATTTAAAAGAAAAAATTAGTTTGTTAGAAAAATTAAAACATCATGAAAACTGTAAATTACAAGAATTAAAAGAAGATTTTGTTAATAAAGAAGAAAAATATATTGAAGAAAAAATAAAAATAGATAATAAAAAATTAAAATTAAAACAAGAACAAGAAAAATGGGATTCTATAAAAAAAAAATTTGAAGCAGATAAAAAATTATATTATTTATTTAAACAAGAAATAGAAAATAATATAAGAGAAAAAGATGATATACCTGAACTTTTTAAAGATATTTATCCTATATTTAAAAAAATAGATAATGATGGTTATTTAAATACAATTAAAGAAATTAATATATATGTTGAATTAACAAATAATTAACGTTTTTTAACATATTTATAAAAATCATATATATTATATTTTGTTTTATTATTTAAATATAACATAAAACTGGATAACTCTTGATACATATGATTTATAACATAATTTATAGTTTCTAAACCTTTGCGCAATTCAATATCAAATACCAAATTATTATTATTATTATTATTTTTAATATAATTTAACAAGTTATCAATATCACTAACTATTTTATTATGAACATAATGATCATTTATACAATTTCTAGATTTTTTATTAAATAGAAATCCATATTGTGATTGACAATCGCATTTTTTATTACAGAATTTATACGAACTCCTCATTAATAAGTTTGTTTTATTTTTATTAATAGGTTGTTTTATTAAATTACATAAATGTTCAGATGTTTCATATATCCAAGATAAATATTTTATATAAACACTGATATCATCTAATTTACATAATTTATAATAATTTAGTAAATACGAAGTAATTTTTATTTGCATTGAAATTATTTCCAATGGATTATTATTATTATAATTTAATTTTATAATCTCTTCTGTATTTATTTCTATTTTATCTGTAGATTTTTTATTTTCATTTAAAGAATTATTAATTATTAAATCTTTATTTATTTTTTTATGTTCTTCAAAACCTTTTAATTCTGCATTTATAATTTCAATATTATATTCGTCATTAATGTCCCAAACAAACATATTTAAATATTTATTATTAATATTATAGCTCTAAATATGTTTAATGAAATTATAGAAGAAATTTTATCAAAAGATTATTTTAAAACAAAATTAAAAGATTATATTCTTATACATAATAATAATCTTGATATAATACCAAGAGGATCACACATTAAATATATTACATTAAATGAAGAATTAAAAACAGCAGGAACACTGTTAGATATAATTAATCAAAAAAAAAATAGTTATTTATTAATTATGGGAACAAATCCATGGAAATTATATTTAAAAAATAATTTTATTTTTTACAAAGAAAAAAATATTAAAATGAGTTTTAAAAAATATATGAAAATGATTGCAAATAATGAAATTGATATAAAAATAGTTAAAAAATAAATATATTTATAATAATAATGGAAGTTAATAAAAAAACAATATCAATTGTTAATGATAAAAAATATACAAGGCCTAAATACACTCTACAAGATAAAATAACGGAAGAAGAGATCAACGAAGCGTTAAAAGATTATATAGAATGTGACGATATTTCAAAAGTTTCAATAGGAGCACATTTAAGATATTTTATTACTATAACTAATAAAAAAGGTAATACTGAAAGAAAATTTAGGTTTGGGGGATTTTTAAAAAATAAAGACAATTGTGATAAATATATTATATTGACAAATAATACTGTATCATGGTCAGTACAAATAGATAATACAACATTTTTTAAAAAAATGAATATGGATGAAATCAAAGAAGAATATATGAAAGTTATTGAAGAAAAACATCAAATTATTAAATCTTTAAAAAAAGAAATAAAAAAATTAAATAAATAATTATTTATTAAATAATGATATTGATAATATCAACATATCCTAAAATTCTAGATTTACAGCAATATCTATCTAAACCATATGTGTTTAATATTTTTGCTTTCTCGTTATTTTTATCTTCTATAGATAAATTACTACTATCTATTTTTTTAGTATCTTCCTCATATTTTAATTGAATATCGCCTAATAAAGTTCCACATGTAGGGCATCTCATTTGAAGCATTCTTATTTTAATTATATATTATTTTATATAATTAATCTTTTAAATATCAATTTTTTTATAATATAATTAATAATATGAGTAGTAGTAAAGATTTAAATGAATTATTAAATACTAATTTTAGTAAATATAAAGAAGAAAAACGGCAACAGATTTTAAACGAACAACAAGAAATTATAAATAATTATAATAAAGAAATAATACCATATAATGATTTGAGTAAAATAACATTAAATAATTTTTATACAAATTATTTTAACAATATAAATGATATAATAATAGATTTATTGTATTATAAAAATTGGGTTAAAGAAGGAAGGTTGTTTTATTTAGGAGTAACATTTATATTTATAAGTTTAATATATTTTTTAATATATTTTTTGATATATATATATAAAATAGTTTCAAAGGGAGAGGAACTCTTCTAAAAACAAATTGATATATATAAATATAAATATAAATATAAATATATATAAATATATATATTTATAAAATATATGGTAATAATAAATTGGGATAATATTAATCAAAATTATTTACAAATTATATCTTCAATATATGGTACATTTGTTAATATTGAAGATGAAAAAGAAAAAATAAGACAAATATATTTAATATTATTTTTAAGATATTATTTAAATACTGAATTTATTAAAGATCATATAAAAGCTTATTATTTTTTAGAAAATATACAATATATAAATATCATTGATGAAGTATTTAATAATATAATTCATTTAAATTTATCTATTTATGAAATAAATAATATTCGAGAACAAGATGAAGAGAATGAAGAGCAAGATGAAGAGAATGAAGAACAAGATGAAGAACAAGATAGAGAACAAGATGAAGAGAATGAAGAACAATATGAAGAACAAGATAGAGAACAAGATACTATATTAATTGAATATTTTATTAATTTTTTTAATGAATTTTTTAATATTAATAATTTAGAAGATGTTAAAATGGTATTAAATGAAAATGATTTAAATAATATATCAGAAAAAAAATATTCAGAAATATCAACTGAATTTAATACATGTTCTATATGCCTTGATGAATTGTCTAAAGATAATATAATTAGACAATTAAATTGCAACCATATCTATCATAAAGAGTGTATAGATAAATATTTATTAGAATATAGTTATAAATGTCCTATTTGTAGGACAAAATGCGGGAATGGAATTGTCAAAAATTCATAAAAAATTGAATAAATAATATAAAAGTATATAAATAGTATACTATATTATAATATAACAAATGGAACAGATTAATAAAATTATATATGATATATGTCAAAATTACGAGAGTATAGATACTATTACTAATTTTAATGATTTAATCGAATATATTTCAGAATGGATATCATTAAAATATCCAAATATTAAACATAATAAAGAATTTATAAGTAATATAGTAAATAATTTTGTTAAACCAATATATATTGTTGATAAATATTATTTTTGCAATATTCCAAGTTTTTTTACTTGTGAAGAAAGAGATAATTATTATGATTATTATATGCATAATATTCAAGTACCAGATGAATATAAAAAAATATGGGATAGATATAATTATTTAGCTAATATTCCTCAGCCTGTTCAAAGATCTATTGAATGGTTTACAATGCGTAATGATATGATTACTGCGAGCAGTGGAGCTTGTGTATTGGGTGAAAATAAATATGAAAAATCAGACAAAGTATTGCTTGATAAAATTGGTCATGGTGAGAAATTTGGAGAGAATAAATTTGTTCATCACGGAAAAAAGTATGAAAAGATAGCTACAATGATATATGAACACATATATAATGTTAAGGTTGGTGAGTTTGGATTAATCCCACACCAGGCTTCGGAAACTATGCCGAGTATTTCATTCTTGGGTGCGAGCCCTGACGGTATATGTACAAATTCAACATTAGATGGTAAATTTTCAAATATGGTAGGAACTATGTTAGAAATCAAATGTCCGTTGTCTAGAGAAATACAAACAAAAGGCACCGAAGATGGCGAAATATGTCCTCATTATTATTGGGTTCAAGTGCAATTACAGCTAGAATGTTGTGATTTAGAATGTTGTGATTTTTGGCAATGTAATATTCGAGAACATGATAGTTTTGAAGAAACTGATGGCGAGTTTTCAAATACTTACACTGAAAATCAAGATGAAAATATTTTATTTTCTAATAATTTTAAACGTGGGATGATTTTGCAGTTTTTACCTAAAAAATATGTATTAGATAGATATGAAAAATTAGAGTGGTACAGTAAATATATTTACCCGGTACATTTAGATATGACTTTAGATGATTATAATAAATGGGTAGAATATATGATTTATAATTATCAAAAACATTATCCAGAACTAGTTGAAAATTATTATTTTGATAAAGTATTATATTGGAAATTAGAATCTTCTCATAATTTCAAAATCAAAAGAGACAAAGGATGGTTTAATAATAATTTACCAAAATTTACAGATTTTTGGGATAGAGTAGAATTATATAGAAATAATGAAGACGAAAAACAAAAATATTTAAATAGAGTTTTAAAACCCAAAAAAACTTATTCAAGTGCAAATTCCGTTTCATCAACAAGTAGCACAAATGTGTATAATTTTATTTAATTTAGATCTAAATTACTTTTATTTTAATATTTATTAGTTGTTAATATTAAAATAATATATATTCATAATTATATATTATGTCATCAAGAAAATCAGTAGTATCAAACGCATTATCAACTCATGAAGCTTTAATACAGGCTTCAAATAATTCAATACAAATACAAATACCAAAAAAAAAAGTATCACTATCACAAAAACAAGTTTCAGTACCAGCACCAGAAAAACAAATATCAACACCAGTACCAGAAAAACAAGTATATATATTATTTTCATGGAAAAACATTAAAATATTTTTAATGTTTTTATTAATAGTAGGTATTGCATTAGGTATTGCATTAGGTGTTACATTATCTCAAAAGCAACCAGAGCAACAAAAGCAACCAGAACCAACAAAGCAACCAGAACAACAAAAGCAACCAGAACCAACAAAGCAACCAGAACCAACAAAGCAACCAGAACCAACAAAGCAACCAGAGCAACAAAAGCAACCAGAACCAACAAAGCAACCAGAACCAACAAAGCAACCAGAAAAAGATAGCGGGGACCACTCTAATATTAGTAAAGTATTACTTTATGATTTAAACAATAAACTTATAATAAATGATAATATAAATTATAAGATTAAGAATTTGGTAACTAACGTTAATTTTTCATATTCAGATCCAATTTCAGCATATACAAGAATTAAAATAAAAAATTGTAAAATAATTTTAAAAGCATATCCAAAAGATAAAGATAGTGCTGCTATAAATGAAAAACCATATGTAATTACTCAATATATGAAAGATAAACCAGATGATTGGTTAGACGTAATATTGAACGAAGGTAACATTTTATATCAATCAGCTACCATATATATTATGAGTGAAATATTACTTTTTGATAGTGCTGGAAATGTAATTAAAAATGAACAAATTTTTGAAAAAGAGATTACAAAAGAGACTAAAATATATAGTATACCATTTAGTTCATTTAAAATAAGAAATTGTAAAGTAACTGTATATCATCGACCTAGTTATGTTGGAACAGGAGAGGTATTCGAGCATAGCTCAAAAAAAGATGATCTTAATAATGATGACGATAGTAAATGTTATTTAAAAAAGTCGTTTGAAATTGATGAAACTGATTATACTAATTATAAAAGTATTATAATAGAACCTATAAAATAATATATAATATATTATATATAAAATATATAATAATCTCAGCAAAAACACCCGTTCATAGCGTAGCCATAGTTCAGAGTATTAAGATAGAACATATACCTATATAAAAGATTCAATTGTACCAACTTTTAATACTATATGAGATTGCCATGTGTCATTCTTAGGATGTCTGATATATTTTTTACTTGTTTTTATGTTTATATTTTTATCTAAATTGTTTATATTTAATTTATTATCATTATAATCTGTAAATTTTATTTCTAATTTATTTATTATTGGTAAATTAGAATTCTGAAAAATTATATTTCTAATATTTTTATTATATATTTTTTTATTGTTTATTATTTTATTTGAACATAATGGTATTAAATAATTTATGTTATCATTAGATGTAATTAAATTATGATTATTAAATTGATATATTTTCAAATATATTATTTTATCGTTATAAACATTTGAAACCATTTTTTTATATTCAAATGTTTTATAAATATTATTATTTTTTTCTATTGAATAATATTTA